CGTCATCTTGAAGGTTGCCAGTTAGGTAGAGAATGACGTAGCAATAACTGGAATTGGGGAGGGATGCTTACCCGCTGATTTTAAATTAGCATTTTTGAGCTACCCCTCTCATCATTGCGGAGAAGTGTAACGGTTGCACGGAGGTCTCATAAGCCTCAGGTAGTGGGTTCAATTCCCACCTCTCGCTCCCAACCCTCTGGTAGTCTATTGGTAAGGACAGGTGGACAACACACATGGAAACTAGGTTCGATTCCTAGACAGAGGTAACAAAGGGTACAACAAGGAACGTTGTATTAAATGAAGGATCCCCTCAGCCACATCGTAGATTATCGTAGGTGGACATCCTCGCCCCATAAGTCGGTGTGGCGGAATTGGTAGACGCGCTGGGTTTAGGTTCCAGTGAAGTAATTCGTGGAGGTTCAAGTCCTCTTACCGACATCGGATTTAGAAATCCGAAATTGAAAAACTAAATCCATGAAATCGGGAAAAAATTTCCCGCCAAAAAATCGTCAAAAAAGTCGAGGGTAAAAATATGACTCTTCTATCGAAGAAAGATCACGAAATGGTGATTGAAGCTCTAGAAACCCTAATCCAAACTAAGGAGGAAACGGACGATAAATTTCAATATATGAATTTACTCAATTGGGTAAAACTTAAATCTAAAGAAGTTTTTTAAATGAAAATTAATCTTTGGTATTGTACAGAAATGAACCAATGGCGATGGACTCTTACAGATGATTATCGTCCTGTGGTTCGCCAAGAATCTGGTCAACAACCAGATTTACGAATAGCGATGAATGACATTGCTAATACAGTGGAGTTTCTTTTGGAACAACACTGATTTTATTGGAGTGTAGCTCAGCGGTAGAGCGGTCGGCTGTTAACCGATTGGTCGCAGGTTCGATCCCTGCCACTCCAGTTAGGGTAGGTGTCCGAGTGGTTAATGGAGGCGGACTGTAAATCCGCTGGCTCAGCCTACGGGGGTTCAAATCCCTCCCTGCCCATAGGCGATACTGCCGAACCAAAACCCCTTCCGTGTGCTTTGAAACCTCTCCTTCGGGGGAGGTTTTATTGTATAAATACTTTGAAGAAGAAAGCACACAACTAGTAGGTCTGAGTAATTATGGCTCTTACAAGACTTGATAATCTGTATTCAAGCAAAACTGGTAAATATCTTTATGTTTCTCCAGATGATTTTAATGCTACTGATGAATTAGACAACAGAGGTAATTCACCTCTACGTCCTTTTAAAACAATTCAAAGAGCCTTTATTGAAGTAGCCCGTTATTCTTATCTACCTGGACAAGATAACGATAGATTTGACCAGTTTAGCATCATGCTGATGCCTGGTGATCACTTTATTGATAACAGACCTGGACTTGTTGAAATTGATAGAGGCGAAAAGCAAAGATACTTTGACGCCAAAAATTTAATTCTTGCTAATAGACAAGAAATTATTGATAGAGCTTTTGGTGAAATTGCTATCCAATACGACGAAGCTGCTTGGGGCACAGATTGGGTAGTACCTGGAGATCCAACTCAAAGTGAGTTAAACAGAGGATTTGATTCTTATCGTTTAATTCAAAAAAATCGTCAGGAAATTATTACTGGCGCTTTTGCTCAAATTGCCATTACTCACCCAACTTTTGTAAATCCTGATTCTGTTAAGTGTCAGCGTGACATTGGATTCTTTATTGACGCTGTATCTTTAGATGTTCTTTTAGGTGGAGGAAACAGATACACCCGTAAATTCCTTCAAAATTATTTCAATAATTCTGGAACTGCTTGGATTGATAACGGTCTTCAAGGAGAAGAAGCTGAGTCAATTACTGCTTTCAACAAAGCAAGAGATTTAATGAAATCGGCTGTAACCAATCAGCTAACTTACAAAGATTTAACTCTTACAGAAGATCCAATTACTGGATCTAACACAAGTCCAAATTCTTGTGCTGATATTAGAACAACAATTGATACTTTAACTACTCTTGTAACTAGTATTATTAATACTGGCAATCTTGAGAATCTTCCTGCCGAAACAGTTGCTACTATCGGTACTGGAGAGTCTAAGTGTAAGCGTGATATCGGTTATGTTGTTGACGCTGTTGCTGCTGACTTAGCCAATGGCGGAAATGCTAATATTGTTGCTGCTGCTAAGGCATATTTCACGAAAGAAGGTCTTCCAATTTCAAACGGTCTTCTAGGTGAAGAAGCACAATCAGTATTTGCTTTCAATGCTGCTCGTGACATGATGAAGAAAGCTGTAACCAATCAGCTTTATTCAAAAGATTTAAATATCCTTTCTGGACCAGCAACTTACAATTCTGGTGGTCCTATTGTTCCAAATCTTCCATCAGGAAATGCTGCTACTTGTATTGATGTACAGGCATCAATTGATACACTTGTTAGCATTATCACCACTGTTATTTCTGAAGGCAATATTCTCAGTCTTTCGGACATTCAAATTACTGGCGATATTCCAGTATTTAACTACAATAGAGCTTTAGAAGAATGGGAAGATAATTCCATTCTTGATCTCAGCAACCCAGATAACGTTCTTTACAAGTTTAATGCTGCTTCTGGTGGTGCTATTGTTCCTAGAGGTTGTTCACTTATTGGTTATGACCTTCGTAGAACTATTGTAAGACCTCTCTATGTTCCAGACCCTGCTGACGGCACTCAGGAGAGAACCTCGATCTTCAACCTAACTGGTGGTTGCTATCTATGGCAGTTTACCATTAAAGATGGTGATCTTTCTGAAAATTCTCCGCTTTATGATAGCAACGATAGAGTTGGTAAAGTTTATTTCCAAAAAGGTAACAATACTCAATTAGCTGTACCTGAGTATTCTCACCATAAAATCTGTATCATGACTTATGCTGATACAGACGATCTTGGTTTGTATTATGATAAAGTTGCTACTGCTTTTGCTCTATTCCAGCCAACTATTGATGACGGCGATCTAGAGGCTCTTCCCCAAGAAAACAGAATTGTTGGTCCACTTTCTGATACTAGAAGCATTGTAAATCTTCGTTTAAAGCAATCTTCTAACCCTTCAAGAACTACTATTGTAGCGACTACTAAAATTGCTCACGGATATTTCGTAAATCAGTATGTTGCTATTGTAGATAATGGTCTAAATGATCTTCTAAACGGTACTTTTAAAGTAACCGCTGTAGACCAAGAAGATCCTAGAGTATTTGAGTACGAAGTTACTACAACACCAGCAATTTTAGGTCTTGATATTAACGAAACTGGTTATAGCAATTCTACCACTCCATCTCTAAATCTAAGTGCTAGATCACAGGCTGAAATCGACTCTGTAGAATCTGCTTCTCCATACGTCTTCAACTGCTCGATCAGATCCACCTGGGGTCTCTGTGGCATGTGGGCAGACGGATCTAAGGCAACTGGATTCAAGTCAATGGTTGTTGCCCAGTATACGGGCGTATCTCTACAGAGAGACGACAGAGCATTTATCCGTTATGATGAATTCTCTAACACTTGGAACCAGGCATCACTGACTGATGCTTTTGCTACTATTCCTTATCACACCAAGGGCGATGCTTATTGGAAGGATGATTGGAGAAACTTCCACATCCGTGCTTCTGATGACGCCTTCATTCAGTGTGTTTCGGTATTCGCTGTAGGCTTCTTTGATCACTTCTTGATGGAGTCTGGTGGTGACATGTCGATCACCAACTCTAACTCTAACTTTGGTAATACTTCACTACATGCTATTGGTTTCAAAGGCTTTGCTTTTAACCAAGACAAGGGCGGTTACATTACTGATATTATTCCAGTTAAAGAAATTGATGATAGCGCCTTTAATGAAATAGATCTAAAATACTACTCGATTGCTTTACAGCCATCGAAAGATGTTTCTAACCAAACTAAACTATATTATGGTAGCGATGATGCTTATAGTCCTTTTGATAGACCATCGACATCAATCAGTGGCTATAGACTTGGTGCTAAAACAGACGAGAAAATTTACTTAAAATTAAAGTCTCCTTCAGGAACAACAGAGAATTATTTCTCCACAGTTACTCCTAATGGATTTAAGAGATATACTACATCTTTAGAAACTTTAAATCCTGATGGTATTTTAATTGATAATAGAGCACAAGATGCTTCTAATATTATTGAAACTAATAAGACATTTATTCAGCAAGAAGCTTATGGATACATCCTTCAAAAGTATCCAGAACTTTCTACTAAAACAACAATCAATATTTCTAAGTGTGAAAGAGATATCGGTTATTTTGTAGATGCTGTTGTACAAGACTTGAGACTTGGTGGAAATATCAATACTATTCAAGCTGCCGAAGGTTATTATATTGGCGGACAGCTAGCTTATATTCCAAATGAACTTAACGAAACTATCGAAGCGTTAGATTACGTTAAGAACCTTTGTATAGCAGCGATGAGAAATTATGATTATCTCATCAGAAATTGTATCACCACTCAAGGATCTTCTATTGTAGATATTGGAGATACTAGTGGTATTCTTGTTGGTATGAAGGTCACTCAATATGAGTACAATACCACTAATTTTACAAATGGCAAATTAAATCCTGGTGCTACCCCAGTTCAGGTAAGTTCAGTAATTCCAAATAATGTATATGTTAAGAGAATTATTGATGCTACTAGAATTGAATTAGGTAATCTTGGAAGTAAGTTAGATCAAGGTCTAAGTGTTCCTGCTAACCTAAATTCTTCTTCTGCTTATCTTTATTTTGAATTACCAAAGACTTCAAATACTTTAGATAGCGATTCAAACCTACAAGGAACTTGGGCAGCAACACCAGCAATTAAGGATGATACTTTAGTTCAAGATGTAAGTACCTGGGGACCAACTGAAGGAAATGGTTATCCTGAATGTTCTAACGTTGCTAACGCTATTCAAGAATACTTTGTAAATATTTTCTTAATCCTTAACCAAGGCTTAACTCCATTGGGAGGTAAGGAAATTGATGCTTCTAACTTAATTATTTCAAACAAAGAGTTGATTGTACAAGAAGCAATTGACAGAATGTTGGCTAATAATTCTGGATTTAGCTTGTCTAGTTTCTACCCAGAATTTATTGATGATGTAAGACTTTATGTTGATGCCATTGCTTATAATGTTAAGTATGGTGGTAATAATAATGTATATGATTTCTCTAGAGAATATGTACTTCAGCCAAACATTCTATCTGGAGAAAGATCTGAAGCTATTGAAGTATATGTTCAAGTAAGAGATCTTGCCATTCAGGCAATGAGAAATCAAGTGATTACTATTGAAGGTGATCACAATCTATCTCAAGTAATTGATAATACTGTCATTGGTGATATTTCTGGGCAGCCTGGAGTATATGATCCAGCAAATGATTGTGCTGATGTTGCTAGTTCTATTACTACCTTTACAGGCATTTTAACTCAAGCAATTGGAACAGATGCTGATCCTGGAGATTTAACGGGAATCAATAGAGTTGAACCAGAATTTAATAATGTAACCAGAGTAGAACCAGTTTTAGATACTGCTAATCTTGCTTCTAGAGCTACTCTATTCACAGTTAATACTGGTGGTGGAACTTCTAACCCACATAAATTTGAAACTGGCACTCCAGTTCGTCTTGTACCAAAAGCAAGAGAGGGAACAAATCCAGATAAGAGAGTTATCAGACTTCCTAGAGGATTTGAGACAAACACAATTTACTATGTAATTGCTCCTGGTAGAGCTACTTCACCAGAAGATTATTCGGATGAAGCAAAGTATCCAAATACTTTTGGTCCTGATGAATCTACTAAGATCATGCTTGCTAGGACAAAAGAAAATGCTGCCGCTGGTATCTACATCTATTCGTCAGAAACAGATTCTGTTGATCCCGAAGTAGAGATCGAACTACAGCAGTATGTTCTTGATGATACTTATGATCTACATCAATACCTATGTAATTTTATTTCTGGTCAAACTGATGTAATTCAGACTGATGTACCACACATCTTTGACGTACCTGCTTCTGCTGATACTGTACATAAGGTGTTCTTCAGAACATTTGGTGATCCAAGTGAGTCTGAATTACCACAGATTACAAATGGTGGCATCACTGAGCCAATTGACATCAACACCTATTACTATGCTAGATTTGTAACTCCTAAGACTTTTGCTTTATTCTATACTCCAGCAGAAGCTATTTCTGGTACTCCTAGAATTATCTTTACTCCTGGATTTGGTAAAAACTTCTATGTATTCTCAGATAAGAGAGAAAGCCCTGTAAAATTTGACGCTTCCTTGGTAAATGATGATACAACAACTGGTCAGTGGTATATTAATACTAAAAATGAGATCAGCAACGAATTTAATATCATTAGCAGAATACAAGAACTAGGCGATACATTAAAAGACGCTAGAAGTAAGAATACATTCTACAAGAGACTTAAGGACGGTAGAACAGCTCAAGATAGAATTTATCGTCTACGTTATGTAATTCCTGAATATGCTCAGAGTGTTCGTGATCCTCTCAATGGATTTGTTCTCAAAGCAAGAACTGACGAAACTAGAAGACTTCTTCCTCAAAAAATTGTTCTTGCTCCTGTTGCTTCTGGATCTCCTGATCTTGCTTACTTTGAAATTCAAGTACAGCAACCAACTGGTGGCACAATCGCTCAGCAACTAGGTCTTCCAAAAGATCAATTAGATATTAATTTTGCTTATGATCCTTACAATATCAATCAAGTTAAGGTAATTGATAGTGATAAGACACAGAGTAAGGTATCGTTCAGCATTCAATCTGCTAGACAAGTAGAAGTAGAAGGTTCAAATTATATTGAGTTAACTGTATTTGATTATGGTATTACTAATGATCAGCTAAGAAACGAGAAATTTACTACTGTCAAAATTGATGCTCCTCAGGGAGGAGCGTTTAGATTTAATACACTAAGCAGTGTATCTAACAATAGAATTACTTGGTCTGGTTTCTCTGCTGGAGCTGGTTACTTACAAGGTTACTTCACAGTAGATGGAACTGATGAGCATTACTTAATCATCAAAAATATTGACGACAACAAGAGAATCGAGTACAATTCACTTGTTGACACAGTGTTTACTCAACCTGTATTAGATAATGATGGTGAGCCAGTAGTTGATGGAAACGGAAATGCTGTTGTAATCTTTGCTACATTACAAGCAAAAGAAAACAGTGTTGGAAGCCCAGACAATGCCCTAAGTAAGTCGGATAGAAAAGATTACCTATACAGCATTAAGGATGCTAATGTCCTTACAATGACTCCTGGCGATATCATCGAAGACGATGATAGCACTCAGTACAGAATTATTTCTGTTGAAGATGCTGGCGAAATTGAAGATTCATTCTACATCTTTGACATTGATGAAATTCAGCGTCGTATTCCTAACCAGCAAGCTGGTATTTACTATCTAACCTGTATCAAGGGTAATATTTCTCCATACCCAACTGGTCCTGGTGTTGGCACAAACTTTAGAAACTTTAAGTTTAGTCAGCCAATTTCTCAGCTATATCCATTAGATTATAAGAATGATCCACTCTGGTTCCAAGTAAGACCAGATGGAACTAGAGATACATCAATCACTGATGTTCCTGCTACAATTTGTGCTGCTGATAACTTTGTACATGGTCTTGTAACAACAAACGATTCAAAGAATAGCGAAACAAAAGAAGTTGTTATTGATCTTGTTAACAACCCAGCATTAGAAAGATATGATTATGTTTCAAACGCTATTACTGCTCAGCCTGGAAATGCTACTTCTGGTTCTGAAGATAGATTAATTCCTATTTCTGGCGATTCTCCATATCCAACTGAAAATAGACTATATGTAGAGCTTCGTAGACCATCTATCGCTCGTTCTGGAAACCACACGTTTGAATACTTAGGCTTCGGTCCTGGTAACTACTCTACTGGTTTCCCACTACGTCAGGAAGTTGTTCTTTCGGACATCCAAGACTTCTATGCTCAGTCTAAGCGTGAAGATGGCGGTATTGTATTCTACACTGGTCTAAACTCTAATGGTGATCTTTATATTGGTAACAGAAAGATCAATGCTATTACTGGTGAGGAAACATTCCTTGAAAAAGCTGAGCTAGTTTCTTCTGATGATGAAGAGGGAGATCTCGGTGGTCTAGTAACTACTTTTGAACTACCTGTAGTATTTGAAAGAGATATTACTGTAGATGGCGATGCCAACTTCAATAATCCAGTTACAATCAATGTAGAACCACAGGAGCCATTCGCTCTAACTGTAGTTTCTAACTTAAATTCTGCCGCTGGAGAAGATGTAACGCTAGATAGTGCTACCTTCGCTCTCAGTGATATTCCTTCTGAAGGAAATATTGTATTGAGCAAGAATAACATTTATTCTGCTATCTTTACGTTAAACCCAAGAGGAAATACTGCTTTAAGTGGTCAAAACTACAGCATCAGAACTCATGTAGACCAAACTAATGGTAATGTTCCATCAAACTATACACCAAATCAAGAGCTAGGCACTCTTGGCTTGAATGTTAAGTTTGGTTCTGTTGATCCAATTCCTGGCGATATTTTATTGAAAGGAAATCAAGTAGATAAAACTGGATCTCTTGGTTGGATTTTCAGCAATTTCTATGATGAAGTAACCGAGAGTGTATTTACTGTAACTGCTCTAGGTTCAAACGTTGTTGAATTTACTTTAAAAGTTGGAGTAACTAATTCTGATATTGGTCTTGTACAAGGTTCTAAACTAAAAATTACTGGATTTACTGGAAGATTTGCTAATCTAAATGGTTTAAGAACTGTTGGAACAGTTACTACTAACAAGTTCCAAGTAACTTCCCCATTCATTATTTCTACTAGCGTAGAAGATCCAACTATCATTCCTTCCGATTGGAAGATTGAAATTTCTAGAAATTCATGGAAAGAATTTGGTGTTCTCGGTGCTGAAACAATCAGAACAAACACCAACAATTACGGTGACTTTAAGCTAGGAATTAACACTCTTTCTAGAGCAAAGCATGGTAGTGATGGAGATCAACTAGAAGGATTTGTATCCGAAGCAGTTGATCCTAGAGCAAACTTAGACGTAGTTGGTAATGCTTTTATTAGTGGCAGAACTCTAAGCACAACTCCAAATAACTTTATTGATAATCCACTTCTAGCAAATAGAACATTTAATAAAGTTGATCATGCTTTCATTGTTGGCTTTGATCCACGAGTAAATACTCCAGAAAATGAAGTTGTTTTACGTGTTGCCTCAACAACTGTAGGAACCGCTTCAAATGCTGGCGGTAGAATTGGTATTAACACTACTTTATCTGAATTAGATAGAAACTTTGTAGTCAAAGGTAATGCTAGAATTACGAATGACTTAAAGCTAGAATCTAATTTAGCAGTTAATGGTGGATCGCTAACCACTACTAGCACTGCTTTCAATCTTCTTGATACAATTGCTACTAGTGTTAATGCTTTCAGTGTAGCTGAAGAACTAAACATTGGTAACATTACAAATGAAGATCAGACAATCAATATTGGTAATGTTTCTAATACTCAAGTAGTAAACGTTGGTAGATTTGCTCCAACTACAGAACTTTGGATTCATAGTGGTTCTACAAATTCATTAATTGATATTGGTACTGTATCTGAAACCAGCACTAACACCAGCATTATTAGAATGGGTGGTGCTTATGGTAAATTGAGTAACGTAGAAAGCTTATTCAACATCAAAAACAGATATACTGAAATTGATGGTAATCTTTCTATTGGTACTTACAATCCTCCTGGTACTGGATTCTCAGAATTCCAAACGAATTCTAGAGAGCTTGAAATGTTCAGTAGAAACGTATCAACTCTAGATTTTGCTACTTCTGTTACCAGATTGGAGATTGGTGGTGCTGGTGGTTTTACAACCATTAACAACACTCTCGTTGTTGAAAACGCTGCTGAAGTTAAAGGTGATATTACTCTAATTGGTGGTCTAAATGCTGGTGCCTTTACAGTAAGAAGAGGTTCATTCGGAACTCCAACTACATTACATGATCGAGGAAATATTGATAATTTAAATATCGATATCTTCAAGAAAGTTGAAATTGAAAGAACCATTGATACTCAAGGTCTATCACTATGGGGTGGAAGTGAGTATCAGGTTAACCCAGCTAATCCAGAAGAATACTTCTTACCTATTGGTGAAGAAAGCTTCAATCAATTTGGTATTGGTGATTATGTTCTTATTGATCGTTCTGTTCAAGTAACAGGTCAGAATACTACAGCTTCTCCAGTTGGCGAACAGTACAGTGAACTTGTACAAGTTATTGAGTTAACTAACTTAAATGATATTTCTGATCTACCACTAAGAATTAAAGTCAAGAGAGCAAGAAATGCTCTCACTGGTGATCAACAACTGGTTCCTGGTCCAAATGTAGGATCATCTACTGGAACTTATCGTTACCTAAGAACAGATCACCCAGATAATGCTGTTCTTGTTAAGTACACGTTAGCTGAAAATGTTAGCTACATTAATGAAGTAAATGGATTAAACAATCCAGGTTCTGGAACTACTCAAACAATTCAAACTGGGGTATTCAGTGGATCCGTAATTTCTGGTGATATTTTAAGATTTAGTGATGGAGAATTAGCGAATGTAAATTCTATTAACCAAACAACAAATCAGAAATTTGTTATTAATGATGGCGGTAATCCATCAACTGAAGTATTTGTTGTAGATTCTACCACTGGCAACACAGACATCCTTGGAACTTTAAATGTAAACAAGACGTTTACTTTAATTGGGTCAACAACCACAAATCAAGAACGTTTAGTTATTACTAACGGAACTAGCCAAAGATTTGCTGTTGATAGTGCTACTGGTGATACATGTATTTTTGGTGATCTTGGAATTGGTGGAGCCAACTGTGATAGATTTACAGTTGATGGAGCTACATCCAACACTACACTAAGAGGTGGTAATTTACTAATCACCGACAACAACCCTGTTGATGATGGAGACGGAGGACTTGTATATGGTCAGAAACTATTCCTACAGAATAGCACTGGAAACCTAACAATTTCTGGAACTCTATCTGTTGAAGGAACTGGTCTCAGCACTTTCTCTGGAGATGTTAAGATTAATGGTGGTGATTTAACAGTTAATAAGATTGTTAGCGATGGAGATGGTGGTACTTTAGAGCAAAAACTATTTGAAATCAGCAATGATGGATCAATGGATTTTGCTGGAGTTACTGGATTCTTTACTCCATCTGGTGCTAGAAAGTGGGTATATGTAAGTGGTGGCGAAGATGTTATTGAAGCAACATCTAATGTAAATTACTTTGTTGCTCCTAGTGCTGATACAATTATTAAACTTCCACAAAGTCCAACAACAGGTGATATTATTAGAGTAGTTGATGTTGGCGGAAACCTAACTTACAATATCTCCTTGAGATTTAGAGCACCTACTGGTGTTCGTGTACAAGGTGATAGCACAAATTCTGGACAAGGACCTGCTATCGGTTCTACATATAATGGTGGTGAACTAGTAGTACAATCTCCAAATGCTGGACTTGGATTAGTTTATATTGGAGCTTTAAATTATGATGGAACTACTACTGGTGCTCCTCCATCACAACAAGGTTGGTGGTTAATGGAAATCTAAGATGCCAAGAAATTACAACGCTGTAAGAACACAAAAGGCATTGCCGATAGGCTCGGTAATGCCTTGGACTGGGCAATTAACAAGAATACCAAAAGGATGGTTATTGTGTAACGGAGCTGAATTGAGAGCTGATGAATATCCTTTATTAGCTAGAATTTTAAAAGATAGTTACGGTGGTACTGGATTTGGGGGCTCATTTCCAGAGTATGAAGGCACTTTTAGATTGCCAATTGTCAATCAGAAAACCCTTGCTGATATTGGACCAGAGCATTTTAATGCCAGTGCTAGTATCGCTCCCTCTTCTATTGATGATACTGCTGCTGCTAATATAGTTACTGAATTTATGGGAGATGATGGAGACTTGGGACCACCAACATCATTCTTTGCCACAACTGATATTAATTTTACTTATACTCCAGATCCAGATGGATTTATTGCTTCTTATACAGCAACTGGATCTGGAACTGCTAGCGGTTCCACTCAAATCTTTAAAAATATTTCTGCTACTGGTGGAACTGGAGAAGGAGCATTGTTTAATGTAATTGTTGGAAGTGATGGAGCATATTCTGTAGCGATTAAAGATAAAGGAGAAGGGTACGAACAAGGAGATACTTTAACAATTAGCGGTTCTCTTATTGGGGGAGGTGGAGATGCTACTATTACAGTTGATGCTATAGGTAATTCATACTTCCAAGGAACAGTTGAAGGTCAAACTTTTATTGGTGGTTTTGATGTAAGATCTGTTTACGTTGTTCCTCGTAAGTTAGGCAGAAATCATATGCCTCAACACGTTCACCCAGGAACATACGAAACAATTAATAAAAATGATTCTGACACTCAACCTGGAACTGGTGTCGGTGTTTGGGACAATCCACAGATCTTCTTATCACAAACTTATAGACAAAACAATGGATGTCCTAATGACTTCTGTTTCAATAATAATTGTGATCCAGATGGTCCTTTAGAAAGCACTGGTATTGCTAATTATTGGGGGGATCAAACTGGAGAAAATAGTAATGACGCCACTGTAGGATCAACTAATAGTCCATTTACTCAAGGATATGGTAGATATGCTTTGGCGGTTATTGGTGGATCAAAACCAGCAAGAACTCATACACCAATTCAAACAAGTTCTGCTTCTCATGGTGTAGGAAAACCTTGGTTTACATCAGCTAAAAAGTTGAGAACAAAATCATCAGGAGAAACAGAAACAGCAGACTTGATAAATATCAGAAGCACGGGAAGATTAAACGTCAATAGTATTCTTCCTTTTTCTGATGATGTTTCTCCAATTAAACAGCCAAACTATGACTCTGGCGGTAGCGGAAGCGATTTAGCAGATAATTTCAAAAAAACTCTTTACAATAATGCTGCTGTTAGTTTCACTGTAACAAGTAAAAGTGATGCTACTGTTAATGATGTTATTGAGCCACATGATCATGAAGGAGAATTTTTAGTTACATATGATCCAGGAAATTTAAATATCAAAGATTTTATTTCCGTTGATTGTCAGCCAAATGTTATTCCTGATAATGTTCCAGAAGCTTTACAAATAGCTTTTACTTTAACTTCGCCATCTTTATCAGTAACAAATTTAATTAGAGCATACTAATATGGCTAAGTATTACACTAGAGAAAAAGCAAAATTTGGCGGAATTACTGGATTAATCATGCCTTTTATGATTAAATTGCCAGACGTAAACATACCAGATCAAGCAGAATGGAGACAATTTTTGCCAGCAGGATATTTAAGATGTGATGGTAGCATTCTTTCGGCGGATGTTTATCCAGAATTGGCAGCAGTATTAGGAACTGGCAAAAATTGTAAATTTGCTAAAGATCCTGATGTTTTAACTGACAGTCAATTTCAATTACCAGATTTAGGATCAAAATATATTAGGTGTGCTAATTCATCTGGACAATATTTAAATACTACTCTAGATCAAGATCAAACAACATTAAAAGTTGGTGCTGAAACTATTGTACAATCTCTGGTTGGAGATTCTGTTACAATTAGATATGGTGGAATTTCCAGGCTCACGGTCATGATTCTGATGTTGGTGTATTTACTTACCTAGGAAATTGGACTGATTCTTCTTTTATTCAATTTAGTGGTGGTGGAAAAGGGGGCAATGACGCTCAAACAGAAGGATCAAACGTTCTTGTAACAATTGAACCTCCAGATGGAGCTGGATTTACTGTAGATCACACTCACGGAATACAATTACCAGCATCAGCAGAATTAAAAGATAATACAACTTTTTCTTATCAATTCTTTAACACTCAAATAGCAGCAGATGGCTTAGAGAGTGAAGTTATTATTACAACAGAAAATGTTAAAAAACTTGATACTGCTATTTCGCCTTATATGATGGTAGAATTTATTATCAAAATTTGATAACAAATGGCTAGAACTAACGTAAGTAATACTTATACTAATACTTCTGCTGTTAGCATTCCAAGTAATGCTGATGCTGTAACTATTACTATTGCTGGTGCTAGAGGTGGTGATGGTGGCGTTGATGGTGGCGCTTCTGGTGGTCCTGGCGCTGGAGGAAGAAGAGGTGTTTTTAGATATATTACTAATTTTGTAAATAGAAATATCACCGTCGTTATTGGTGCTATTGGCAGCAATGGAGCTAATAATGCTAGAGGATATGGTGGTGGTGCTGGTGGCGGTAGTGGTTTAGCTTCTGGTGGTACTGGAGGCAACGCTGCTGGTAGAGATGGCACTGGATATTCTGGTGGCGGAGGCGGAGGCGGAGGCGCTACTGGTATATTAAATAATTCAGGAACACCTATCCTTGTCTCTGGAGGCGGAGGCGGAGGAGGCGGAGGTTCTTGGGATACAAATGCTTTTCCTGGTCAAGGCGCTGGTGGATGGGCAACATCAGTTGGGGGATTAAGTAATGGAGGAAATGGAACCAGTGCTGGTTATGACGGCGGTGGTGGCGGCGGTGGAGGTGGCGGCTGCCCAGGTGGTGGTGGTGGATTTGATGGTATCGACCAAAATAGAGGTGGCGGCGGTGGTGCTGGTGGTTCTAGTGGATATAATTCATCTGTTTTACAATATATTAGTGGCGATTCTTTAAATTCTGGAACTCCATTTATTCAAATTGATTACCAATTAGTAACACCACAAATTACTAATTTTTCTTATTCTCCAAATCCACAAAATAGTGGCAACGATGGAATACCTGATACAAATGTAACGCTTAGTTGGTCTACAGTTGACGCTACTTCAGTTACTATTGATCAAGGAATTGGAGCTGTTAGTAGCAATGGATCGACCACTGTTAATACGGGATTACAATCAGTAGTGGGGTCTAATTCTCCAGCAACTAAAACTTATACTTTAACAGCTTGTGCTGGATCTACTTGTGTAACTCAATCAGTAACAGTAGAAGTTTCTAATGACAATACACCAACAAGTTATACTGTTCCCAATCAAACTAATTTAGAACCAAATACATTAACTACTATTTCTGTTGGCACCATTCAAGGCATAGATATGGTTACTTCAGTAAATGGTGGTCCTGGCGTACAAGTATCTAATAATAATTCAAGTTGGTCTAGCACCACGTTAATATCTCCTAATGGTAATGTTTGGGTTAGAGCAGTTTCTCCAGCTTTCAATACAGACCCATCTGGATTAACTAATTCTTCTCAATTTTATGTTGATATTGGTACAGTAAGAAGATTTTTTACATTAACAACAAGAGCACCTGATGTAAATGAAACATTTAATATTTCAAATTATGATGATAAAGTGCCTTATCCAGATATTGATACTATAGCTGGATCACCTGATCAATATATTACTACCGCTCCATTGACTGTAGATGATGTTGAAATTGATGTTGAAGTACAAACAAATAACTCTAATGCTCAAGTTAGAATCAAACCAGCTGGATCTACTGCTTTTGGATCTTGGCAAGATGTTAGGAGTATATAAATGCCTTTACCCCCTGTAGTAAGTGTTAATTGGTCGGTATCACAAGCTGGGGTTAGTGCTCCATATGGATGGAATATTTCTAATAGTGGAAATACAATACGATTTGATGTTCAAGATTCTGCTAATTGTGGTGGACCCAATGGAAATGTTCAATCAGGAACTGCTTTAGCTACATTAACTGCTCAAGCTAGATTTAATATGAGTGTTTCATTAACTGGTCTTGGAGAATCACAAGATCCTGGCTTTGAAAACATGACTTTACGATTTAATGGAACTAATATTATCACGGCAACTTCTCCTGGTGGGGGACAAGGTTGTGCTGTAGGAGGACCAGTATCACAAACAATTTTAGTACCTGGACCATATTTTTTAGCAAAAGATAGTAATAATTCATTTCAACTTACATTTACAACAAGAGATAATTTGTATCATGTCGGGTGTTTTTATCAATGTAATTTAACTTTTACTTTACTTGATCCACCAGAAATTTTTAATTTTTCTGCTAGTCCAAATCCTCAAACCAGTGGAGCTTTAGGTGTTCCCTCCAATACTACTCAATTATCTTGGTCTACTTTTGGAGCAGAGACTCTAAGTATCAATCAAGGAATTGGAGATTTATCATCAATATCTGGATCTACTGGTACAATTAGTACAGGTCTCCAATCTATAGAAGGCTCTAATTCGCCAGCTACAAAAACATATACATTAACAGCAACTAATAGTGCTGGAACTGTTACTTCACAAACTACAGTTTCTGTGTATAATGATAATACTCCTAATAATTTTACAATACCAGATCAAAATAACGTAGAGCCAAACTCGGCAGTTGTAATTCTTTCTCCAAATATACAAGGAATTGATATGATTACCACTGTTACTGGTGGTCCTGGAGTTCAAGTATCGAATAACGGAAATTCCTATTCTAATACAATTACAATAACAAATAATCAGCAATTTTATATAAGAGTATTTTCTTTACCGTTCAATCAAGATCCTTCTGGTTTGACTAATTCTACTTCATATTATGTTGATGTGGGACCAACTAGAAGATCATTTACTGTAACTACTAGAGCACCTGATGTAAGCGAAACGTTTAATCTTTCTAATAAAGACGACACATTACCTTATCCAGATATTGACACGCTTCCTGGATCACCTGATCAATATATAATATCAGATCCTGTAACTATTGATGATGTAGAAATTGATGTTGAGGTTAAAACTAGTAATCCAAACGTTCAAGTCAGAATTAAAGAATCTGGTTCTACAACATTTGGTTCTTGGCAAAATGTAAGGAGTACATAACCAATGGCAACACAAACGTTTACAATACCTTCAACTATTAATGCCAATTTTGATAAAACTGGAAATAAACAAGCTAGGTTGGTTGTAACAGGAACTGGTAGTGCCAGAATACAATTTACATTAGAATGGGGAGATAATCCTAATGTAGCTGGAGATGCTGTTACTACCATTAGTTTGAATGGTATGACTTTTTCTAGCCCTGGTGAAAATGGTAGTGTTACTAGAGATAGAATATTTACTCCAGGTAATTATGATATTTCTTTTGATATTCAAAATGATTTTAAAGCAGTTAATAATAAATCAATTACATTTGTCGATGATGATGGTGATGACACCAACGCTACGTTTAGACTTGATAGCATTTCTCAAATAGATTCTACTATTACAGTATCGGGTGATATTTCAGCTTCCCCTCAAACAATGACGGGAACAAATGTATTTAATTTAACGTGGTCATCTTCTAATGCTACTAGTGTTACTATTAATGGTGCTGGGGTAGCAGCAGGCGGCACAAGATCAGAAAATACAGGATTGCAATCAGTAGCTGGTTCTAATTCTCCTGCTCAAAGAACATATACAATACAAGCTTGTAATGGTTCTAATTGTGTATCAGAATCAGTTACTGTTTCTGTATTTAATGATGGCACACCAAATAATTTTAGTATCAATAGTGTATCTGGGTTAGAACCAAACGCATTAACCCAAATATATGTTGGAGTAATTAGTGGAATTGATCAACCAATTACAGCATTTGGTGGAGCGGGAGTACAGGTATCTACAAATGGTTCTAGTTGGTCTTCTGGTTCTATATCAGTTGTTAATGGTAATCAATTTTGGGTTAGAGCAACATCGCCAGCATTCAATACAGACCCATCTGGATTAACTAATACAGCTTCATTTTCTGCTACAGTTGGACCGTTAACAAGAACGTTTAGTTTAACTACAAGAGCACCTGATGTAAATGAAACTTTTAATTTACCAAATGAGGATGATAGAGTTCCTTATCCAGATATTGATACAATTGTAACTCCACCAGATGATCCAGCACAACAATATATTTCTTCAAATACATTGTCTGTAGATGATATTGAAATTCCTGTAGAAATTAGAACAAATAATTCCAATGCTCAGGTTAGAATAAAATCTTCTGGGGCATCTAGCTTTGGGAGCTGGAGAGACGTTAGGAGCATATAAATACAAAAAATTGATTTGATGATATGAAAAGAAAATTTTTAGACGCTCCTAATATGTCACCAAAACAAAAATATTATCAATCACAAATTGTTTCGGTTGATCATATTGATGAAGACGAAAAAGCAGAAATAAAAGCTACTCAACCAATTCAAGTTAGAATTAATGGTGGTCCTTGGCAAGACGTAAGACCTCTAGAGTGAATATAAATAAGAAATAGCGGAAATTGTCATAAAATAAATGCCATTTAGTAGTACGCCAGTATATGTTGGTCTTGGAGATCAGGTAGAAATAAGATACCCAACTCCATCAACATGGAATACAAAAGTAACAGTTAATGTCAGGATTGGTACTGGCAATGATCCCGATGGCATTATTTTTGGAACTAGAATTCCAGATTCTCGCCCAGATACTTTTTCTTTCAACGATCAACAAGGATTTTTAACTGCTAGTGGAGGAACTGTAACCACTACATTTGAAAAATCAACAACATACTATTCTAATGAAATATTAGTTAATGGTATTGAAATTGAAATTCCTGCTTCTATTTCTGTTTCTACTACTGGTCCAAAAGGTTCTACTACTGGTCAAAATGCTGCTGCTGCTTTTAGAATTGATCGTGGGGGATCTATCGGACCCTGGATTACTAGCGGAACAGTAAGACAAGGAGATAAAATTAGACTTAGACTTACTACCGAAAATTGGTATACTACAAGAACCAGTGTAACTCTTACCTTATCAGATGAAACATGGGGCACTAATGTAGGGCAACCAAGTGCTGTGGTATCAGATACTTGGACTATTAATACTAGAGCACAAGATCAACTTGTAGATTCTTGGCAATTTACTGATTTTGTTGATGTATCAGCTAATGACTTTGGTGGATATAAAACACAAAATATACCAATTACTGGTATTGATACAGATGCTGTTCTTAGAGCAACATCTACTGGAAACGTTCAAATTTCTAAAGATAACGTTAACTGGTCTCAATCTGTAACAGGATTAGTTTTAAACAATACTTTATACACAAGAATTGCTATAGGTTCTACCTACACAACAAAAACATCTGGATCAGTAACAATATTTTCAAACGATCAAGATACTCTTGCTGGTGGTTATGAAAATAATGATGCTGGAACATACGGTTCAGGAACTTTCCAAGTTGTTCAATCTACTGGAACTAGAACAGATAGTTGGTATATTTGGACAGAAGTAGATAGGTATCCAAACACTGTTTCTTTATCTCCTATCTTTACTCCTTCAGATGATAATATTCAGTTATTAACAGGAACTCCAGATAATGTAACTGTCAGCTCTACAAATACATTTAATAATGCTGATCCAGATAGAGTTTACTATGCTAACTTTAGTGTATCTGGATTAGGAACAGAATATGGAAGTGGCACATATGCTGAAGCAGCAGCACCAATTAGCCCTTCTTATATTTCTGGAATTTTACCTATATTAACTACAAATACAGCAAACCAAACAGTACAAGTTCTTTGTAGTGTAACAAGTGGTGATGCTGAAATTAGGAAAAACAATACAGGAAATTGGGTACAGCAACTGTATGTTCAAAATGGAGATCAGGTAAATTTAAGAATTACCTCTTCTCCCAATTTTAATACAACAAAGACAAGTTCAATTAGATTAGCTGGTCCTCCTTCTGGTGGTCCAAATGGAAACCCAACCGCTGGTCCTACTACACCAACTTTCACAGATAAAACAGATACAATTACAATTAAAACTAGACTTTCTAGAAGCACGCCATATCCATTTAGAGCAAGAGATAATTACACTGCTTTACCTGGACAAACTTATGTTGTTGCTGTTCCTATTGAAGGTCTTGATGTTTCCACAACAGCACAAGCTGTAGATGCTCAATCAACAGCGGGAGCAAACGTACAAGTTAGTGTAGATAATATTACATTTGCTAAAACTGTTACTGTACCAGCTAGTGCTGAAGTAATCTATGTTAGAGCAACAGCATCTGCTGCTCAGGGAGCATTAGTTAATGCTGTTTATAAAGTTGGAACTTACACAGATACGTGGAAAATTGTAACTAAAATTGAAGATAATATCTATTATAGCACGAGTGGATCTGGTGCTACAGAATTTATTGAATATAATCTTCCATCTTATGTAGAACAATTAAGTTTTGTTCTTTATGGCGGTGGCGGCGGAAATGGTGGGGATGATGCCCCAAGTAGTTTAACTATTTCCAGGTGACGCTGGACGATTTGGGGTAAGCTTTTTAAATGGTGCTGCTGGTGGCGACGGCGGTTGGGGATATGCCATCGGTGGTGATGGCGGAAATGCTGGACCTTCAGATAGATCTGGAGGAGGCGGCGGTGGCGGTGGCGCTTCTGCTATTACTTTAGGCGATGGAACATTATTAGTTCTTGCTGGTGGTGGCGGCGGTGGAGCTGGTGCTGGTAATGACACTACAGTTCCTACATCAACACAAAATGGAAATTATACTGGACAAGCAACATTAAGAACTAATTTAAGTGGTTTAAACTTTGCTGGTTCTGATGGTCAAGACAACACTACTATCGGCGGCGGTGGCGGCGGTGGAGGTGGCGGCTGGGGTGCTGGAGGTACAATCCCAGCAAATAAAGTAGATGAATCTGGAGCTGTGATTCAAACTACAGACCTTGACGCTTTGGGTGGTACTACTGGCGGTGCTTATTATAATTCGGCATATGTAACTATCACTGAAACCACTAACTTAAGTTTTGGTGCTGGTCCACAAGAATTTGGTTATGTGATGTTAAATTATGCTCCACAAGATATTACTCCAGAACCATTTTTCTTCCCTGAAGTAGATAATGCTTTGCCTGCTACTCAATACACTTCAGATAAAGTTCAGATTTTTGGTATTACTGGTGGAGTTGTGTCTACATTATCTGGAAATAATGCTCAGGTAAGAACTTGTAATCCAAATGATTCAAACACTTGTGGAGCGTGGGGCCAATCGGCTACAATTTTCAACGAAGGTTATGTACAAGTAAGATTTACAACTGGAAATGATTTCTTCACTACATATCGAGCAAATGTTACTATTGGTAATGTAACATCATTCTTTAATGTTAATACTGGTGAACCACCTGACAATACACCAGCTCCATTTGTTATTCCAAATAAAATAGATCAACCAATTAATACTTTAGTCGAAAGTGATATTATTACGGTCTCTGGAATTAACACCACCGTAAGTATAACCGCTTCAAACTCTGCCCAAATTGCTATTTGTACTGGTGGAGTTTGTGATGCCTATCAAAATTCTCCAAGACAAATTTCTAACGGTCAAGGATTTAAAGTTAGATTATTATCTTCTCCTGATTATTTGACATCATTATTTACCGATGTTATTGTTGGTACTGGATCGGCAGTTCAGTGGGAAGTTAGAACAGAAAAACAAAAAGACACGACACCAATTGGATTTGTTTTTACTGATTTATCTAATCAAGAATTAAACACTACTGTCTTCAGTAATACAAGAACTATTCAAGGTATTGACACAGCTATTACTGCTACTGTGACGGGTGGAGCATCTGTAATTATTAATGCTGATACTTCTAATCCAATAGCACCAGTTGGCAATACTACAACATTTACAGTAAATAATTTAGATAGTATTCAGTTAACATATACTACTAGTAGTCTTACTGGAGAAGCAAAACAATTTGTTGTAACTGTTGGAACATATAGCACTACTTGGACTGTTACAAACAAAGGTCAACTTGGAACTTCTCCATCACCGTTCTTGTTTACTCCTATTTTAGCCACTGGTCCAGGCGTATTTACTGATTCTGAAGTTATTACTATTAGTGGATTAGGGCAATCTGTTAGCATTTTCTCTACAGGTGGTGGTTTAATTAGTATTAATGGAGGTAGCTTCCAATTATTAACAGCTACAAATCCTGGCACAGTAGCTAATGGAAATACTGTTCAAGTTAGATTAAAATCTAGTGAGATTGATGCTTTTACATTATCGACAAATGTATATGTTGGATCATATAACACTACCTTCTCTGTAACTACTCCAGGACCAGAACCAGAGCCAATTTTCGGACAATATTATAGTAGTCCATTTGTTATTAAAGTATTAGGAACTGACCAAATTAAGTTTAATACTAAATTTGATGGTATGCCTGTTGGTTCTATCATGCCTGTTTTTAGAGATAATACTCAGGAGGATGGATGGGGTATTTCTGATGATAAGTTAAATGGTAAAGCAAATTCTAGATTTCCAAGCTGGATTTACTGTGATGGTAGATTTATTTCTCCAAATGATTATCCATTATTATATGAAGTAATTGGAAATACTTTTGGAGCTAATCTTAGCGGCGAATTTAGAGTTCCTGATATGAGAAACAGGAAACTCTTGGGAGTTGGTAACGTAGATAACCAATCTCCAGCTTCTCCTATTGTTACTCCTGAGTATGGACCAGCCAAGCAAAAAGGAAATGGTTCGGCATTTAAACCAGGATCATTTGGCGGCATGTGGTATATTGATACCATTGCTGATCCAGGTATTGATGAGCTTGAGCAAGTAGAAACTCCAGCAACAGGACAGCCAGCACAAGATAGCCAATTCTTCGCCATTGCTCAAATTACAACTACAGGATATAGTGAAGTTAGTGATACTGTTGAATTTTTAACCAGTGGACAAGTATCAGGAAATGTTTCATTAAAAGAAACAAAACTGTTCAGTGCTCCATTCCATACACATGATCTTGTAACTGGTCAAGCAGATGCTGGAAGTTTTAAAGGTCGTGTTTCTTGGGGAAGCCAAGGTGGTGCTCCAGGTGCTGTTGATATTGGTCAAAAATCAGGAACTGATGCTTTCCCCCCATTAGAAGGATCGGCGTCAATTAACTTGTGGGGATACCATACTGGATCATCATATCAATTAATTGGAGATCCATCTAATAGTGATGACTCAGCAAATACTATTAGAACAACAAATCCAATCGCTACATACGGAACTGTTTGGGGTAGAGAAATTGGAGAATATGGAAATTGTGCTGAAAGCACTTATAGAGGAAACTTCTTAAATCCAAATACTGATCCAGGACCATCTAGCAGCACGGTCGAATGTTTATTTAACTTTATCTTTACCGTAAGTTGTGGTAGTCCTAAAAATGCTAGAATTTGGAACTCTATTACAATTAATCAGCCAAACTCAGCTCAATTCTCAGAAATTTACAATTATGTAGATCAAAATGCTCTACCAGCTGACACTACATCTGGTGATAATTTGAGATGGATTGGTGCTGTTACAATTCCTAGAAGATTTGTTAGCGTCACTAAATTTAGTCCAACAGAAAAATTATCCCACTCACACTACTTGTCTCTTTCTGCCATTACTGATATTACTAATGTATTCTCTTATGGCAATAGCACTGGCGGCGGAACATCGTTTGGTGGTGCTCCATCAGATTCTTCTGTAGCTGTTACGTTTACAGCTGGTCAGGTTGGTCTTGAAGTATTCCCTGGAACCTTTACTTTAGGATTTGGTAAACAGTTAATTCCTACTCCAGCATTTTCTCCAAATGATCTAGTTCCTTTAGTGACGCCATACACAAAAGTAAGGTGGATGATTAAGGCATATTAAACTAAATACTAAAAAAACTACAGCAATGGGAAAATTAAAATTCAATCCTGACGACTTTGTATTTGAAAGATTGCCTTCTCCAGACGAGAAAAAAACAATCTTAGAATATGATGCTAAAAATCGATTGATTCTTTTGAGAACAAAAGATGATGATGGTCAGTATGTATATAATACTGTAGTAATTAGTGATGCTATCAATCAAAATATTTTAGCAAACATTCCTAACGAATGGTCTAATGATAATGATAGAATTATATTATTTGCCATTTACGAAAGTGGTGAATATATTCTTGAAAAAGAAAAAATGAAGTATGATTTTTCCACTAAAAGTACAAAGTGGATTCAATATACTTCGGATTTTTTGACCGTAGAACAAGCAAAAGAATTGTATAATGTTTTAAATGCCGCCATCGTTGTTGATACTGAAGTTAAAAATTATAGTAATTTAAAAGACTATCTTGAACTATCAAAGAAATCATATTATCTAACACAATTTAATAAAGAAAATATTGATTTTATCGAAAAATTATTGAGAGATACTGACTGGAGAATTTTGCCAGACGCTCCAGAAGTATTTGAAAATGAGCGTGAAATGTGGGTGATGTGGAGATCTAAAATTCGTGAACTAAACAAGTTACCATCAGATTTTGAAGATTCTCTAGATTATCTTATTTGGCTAGAAGAAATGAAGTGGCCAATCAGACCAGATCAATATTATGGAAAGTATCCAGAATTTGAAGTAAAGTATTTGGAAACAGATGATCAATTTGTATCCAACCCAGATTTCTTAGATCCTAAAAAATCTCAAGAACTTATGGATCAGTATATTAAATTTGGTGACTTGGTACGTGAATACGAAAAACAAGGATTTAAACTCAGTCCAACAATGTCTAACCTTGTTACGAAGTATAATTTAATTAAAGATATGGAAGAGTTTAAAAAAGTTAAAATTCAGGAGGCAGAATGATGGTAGTTAGAGATTTTTTGGGATGGATTGAATATTATACAGAATCACAACAAAAGACCATGATGATTCTTAGAACCATCGGACCAGATAATGTAGATGATGCTGAAAAAGCAAATCAAATTTATTCGGTCTATTATCAAAATCTTCAACCAGAATCACCAGAACTTTTTGATAAACTACTTTATAATGAATTTACTTTTGTTGAGTTTCCTGATGAGCAAACAGCATACGATTTTGCTATCGAAAACTTTCCGATGAATAGAGACGGAGATCCAGATTATTTCGTACAGGTTGTGGTATTTTCTGAAGGTAATCTTGCTTATTCAAATGATAATTTGAGTTCTTTTTCAAACAGGATACCGCCGCCAGTTCAGTAAGTGGCACAGGGGCTTGACGAGCCCCTTTTTTTGTGACATACTATCTTTATTGACCTGATTTGCCATGAAACTCCGCCCCCAACAAGAGCAGAGTCTTGCCGCTCTCAAAAAGCACCAGTTTGGGCAGATCATCGCTCCGACTGGAGCTGGCAAGACTCTCATCATGATTTTTGATGCTATTCGTCGGATGAACGAATCTAGCAGACCATTGACCATTGTTGTGTGTGCTCCACGTATTCTCCTGGCAGAGCAACTGTCCAGTGAGTTTCTTGAGCACATTGATTTTGCTAACGTTCTTCATGTTCACAGTGGCGAAAGCCACCACAAGAGCACTACCAAGCCTGATGTGATTGCTGCTTGGGATGAGATTGTAGATAATCATAAGCTGATCTTTACGACGTACAACTCTCTTCGTCGTGTGAACGAGTCTGAAATCAATATTGATGTGGCTTATTACGACGAAGCACACAACGCTACTCGTACTGATTTCTTCAGTTCCGTTGCTGAGTGTAATGCTACCAATTACTATTACTTCACTGCTACCCCCAAGCATCGTCGTTCTTCGCTTGGCACTGGCATGAACAACAAGATTGTGTTTGGTCAGATTATCTCTAACATTTCTGCTCCTGAGCTTGTTGAGCAAGGCAATATTCTTCCTCCAACTATTCAAGTTCATGAAGTAGATTATGAACGCCAGAAGGGTCTCAGTGCTGCTGACAACGACGCTAGCACCCTCATCGACATGATCGACGGACTGGACGCTAGGAACGCCCAGAAGGTGCTTGTGGCTGCTCCTAGCAGCAAAGTATTGTGGCAGATGCTGTCTAGCACCAAAGTCCTGACACAGCTCGCTGAGCGTGGTTTTGATGTTCTCCATATTACCAGCAAGTTCGGTGCTTATGTGAATCAAACTAAAGTCGATCGTGAGACATTCTTCGACACCTTCAACGCTTGGGGTCAAGATCCTGAGCGTAAGTTCATCATCTTCCACTACAGCATTTTGTCTGAAGGCATCAACGTTCACGGTCTGACTCATACCATTCTGCTTCGTAACCTGCCAATTGTGGAAATGGCACAAACCATCGGTCGTGTTATCCGTCTTAACAAGGATGACGCCCGTGACGTTGCCTGTGGTAAGATTGAGGCAGGAAACTTCGCCATGTACCGAAAGTCCACTGGTTTCGTGACTGTGCCTGTCTTCAAGAACTACGGCAAGAAAACCCAGCGTCGTCTGGAAGAAGTCGTAGACACCATTTTTGTTAAAGGTCAACCCGCCATTGATGTACGATGACTCTCAAACGTTCAATTGATTACAAGGATCAGCTACTCACCTTCAAACAACTTGAAGGTGTGATCGCTCGTAAAGATCTTATTACTGGTCATGCTGAAGCTATTATTGCTCAAGCAAAGATCAATGATTTTTCTTGGGAGTCTGCTGCTCAAGCATATGCCACCTTCACTAAAGAAGAGCAGACAGATATTCGTAAGTCTGGACAGCAACTTCTGGCTGGATACTACGATCCCGCTACCGATACTATCGGTGCTCCTGGTGCTAATCCTACAGAAGCCAGGGGCATCATGATCACACAGATGTATTTGAATCAGGACCGTTGCTGTGCCTACAGTGGCGATGGTCCGTACCACATTCTAGATTTCCAGGTAGAGCATATTGATCCTACTGCTGGGGATCGTCCAGAGAATATTGTGCTTGTTCTCGCTAACATTAACGAAAACAAAAAGCAGTCTGCTAAGAACTTTATAGAACGCTGTGAGCGTCGCTATGAAATGGGCGAAATGGAATACAACATCTGGTATAAATCTATGAAGGACGCTGTGAAGCGTAATCATAAGATGAAAGCTGAGATTCTTTCGATGAGCGAGCATGAACTGTGTCAGTATTGGCTCACTCGTACCACCACCAAATACGACAAGTATGTGTGGCGTAACATTGGTATGTCTTCGCTGAGTGAGTTTCGTATCCTCAAGACTTCTGGTATCAAGCGGGCTGGCGGCACCCAGGGCAACTATGTGGACATCCTCAACACGATTGCTGCCGAGCACTTGTTCGGTGATCCTGACCTAGCACGGGACATCTACCAGTGTGCTAGACTGTTTAGGAGCAACTACCTCAACGGTCAAATCCAGCGTGAGGACTACGCCCTGTTTAACATGGAGATCATTGAGTTGTCAAACCACATCAATCCAGGTTATAATAGGGAAAAGTTTTACAACAGTATCGTTCGGAACAACTATTCATGGCCCCATCTAAAGTGACCAACCATTCCCTGTATCGCTACGCTGGTGGCAAGAACAGGATGAAGAATGAAATTATTGACATCATCAAGGATGTTTATCCTGGTGTAGATTATGTTGTTTCTCCTTTCCTTGGTGGTGGTTCTGTAGAAATGCTTTTAGCGTCCCAAGGAATCAAGGTACAAGCATACGATATTTTCCGTTCTCTTGCTGATTTCTGGGAAATTCTGACTACCGAGGGCGGCGATCGTATTGCTGCTGAGGTTTCCAAGCACTATCCATTAAAAGATAGTGACCACTACAAATCTTTCTTGCCACTGCTCGATCACGAGGATAAGTTTACTCGTGCTTGGGCATTTTATATTGCTATTAAAGGGTCTTACAGCGGCAAGATCGGTTGTTCTACTGTACGTTCTCGTGCTGAGTTTCGTCTTGTTGGCATTGAAAAGCTCAGGAAATTCTACAATCCTAACTTCAGCTTCAGCTACGGTAGTTGTTTCGACACTATTCCTAAGCATGTAGATGATTTCATGTACCTTGATCCGCCATATTACGAAACTGTGAGTCATTATTATGGAAAGGATGGCGAGCTACACAAAACATTTGATCACGAAGAATTTGCTAGGATTCTAAAGTCTCATCGTGGTGGCTTTGTGATGTCTTATGACAACAGCGAAAGTGTTCGTAACTTGTATGAAGGGTGGACTGAATTTAGGTATCTCACATTTCCATATCAAATGTCAGGAACCAAGAGGTATGACAAGACTGAGCTGATCATTGTTAAGAAACCAGAACATCCAAAGCCAAAACCCAAAAGTGTGCTAGAATCGTTTATGAACTGACAGGTTGCCTATGTACGAAAGCTTAACAGAATTTGAACGAGCACTAGCTCGCTTTGGCGATAAAGTAGGTTTAATCGCTGGTCTTGAAATTGCCGACAAAATGAGTCCTGAAGATGCTTATCAAGAAATTAAAAAACTTTATAAAGAACTTAAGAGTCTCCGTAAAAAAGAACGGGGAGACTGGGAACAACTTGACTACGACAACAAGTAGGCATTGTTCTCGGTGTGGGGTAGAAAAACCCCTGAATAAAGATCATTATCAAATCGTAAAGTCCTTTAAAACTGGATTTTCTTATTTTTGTAATGATTGTTCTATAGAAATGAAAAAGGTTGGTTCTCAAAATAAATAATAAAAAAAGACCACGATGACCCTAATAGAAGGATTACAAAAATTAGAAAGATTTTCCCGAGATTTAGAATCTGCTATTAATGGGTATAACTATACTGGTTATGATAAAATAGTTGAGACCAATTGTACTGCTATTGTTAATCATTTAACGGGGTTGAGATTGGCAGTAGAAACAGGTATTTTAATTGATAACTTTACCCAATTTATTGATTATCGTTATCGTAAAATATACTATACTTCAGAACTAAATCTAATATTTACGAAAAATAATATATCATATTTTGATATTCAAGAATCTAATCAATGGTATATTGATAATTCTGCTGACATTAATCAGTATCTTTCAGACATTCAATCATGGATAAATGTGTGTCAGTTAAGATTTGAAAATATATCATCTTTGATGAAAGATAAATTCGATAGGCGTTTCTATAATAGATAACATGACTTACTACTACCTAATATTTGCTATTTTTGCTATCATTGCTTATATGATGGTAGTAGATAAAAATGTAGCTATATTCATTGACCTGATGGTTCGCTATGCTGGAGTTCAACTCAAGAGAGCATGGTGGATTGTCAGGTTTCACCCTATCAACCCAATCCCACGCTGGACTCTCAAGTGGCGTGTTGAGAGGATGACCAGGCAACTGGAAAAAGATCTTAAGATCAACACAGACCGCTTGACAGACGACGCCTGAGCCCCTATACTGACTGTAGTTCAAACCGATCTCATGACCAAGTATGACCGACTGATGGACGTGATTAAAGATCATCTGTATGCTTATTATATTAGTGGGCAGCAAGATGATGGCTGGGATGAAGCAGATGCTTTAGAATCTGCTCACATGATTCTCCAAGCAGTTGAAGAGTATCAGTCCTCACCACTAGCAAGAAGTTGGAGAGCGTCTGACTAATGACACATTTAAAAGTGATAAAACTCCTTAATTCATTGGCAACCACCAAGGAACTTTTGAATGAATTGGAGGAGTATGATGATTATGACATGGTAGAGCTTCTTGAAATGAAATACGAAAAGCTCTACATTGAACTCGCCAAGAACTGACTCTTATTAATCTTTATCATGGAAATTACTGTCAACACCAACTCTGGTTCTTGTGTTCCCCTGGAGCAGCATTTACGAGATCTTGAGAGCAAAATTATCACTCTCCAAGCAACGATTGTTCAACTTGAATACGCTGCCAAATCAAAAGAAAAAGAAGAAACCAGCGAGGCACCCAAATCTGATTACGATAAACTCAAAGAAGAGATTATCGAAGAAGTTAACTTGATTATTTCCGATCTTCTATGACATTTTCAAAATCTGTAAAAGGAACAGCATCTAAGAAAACCACAATGAATTGGTGGGAGTATTGGATTGGTCACTGTTGGATGACTGGATGGCAAAGTATTCATGGAGCATTCCGAATTTGGCGTGATCTCATGACAGATAATTTCAAAGATTATACTTTACTTCACACTGACGATCCTTTTACAGAATGTTATGAATGGTTTTGGGTATCTCTTGGAGAAGATGAATGCTATCCTAAATTCTTCCTTGAAGATTTGATGGAAATGTGTGATCGTATTGATCGTGGCGAAGAAAAACTGATTCCGCTTGATGAAGATTTCTTTGATCGTCTTAAAGATCTTGTAAAAGATGTGGAGTTAGATGATGATCTATGACAACGAGAAACTCAACGAAATCTACCGTGATACATGGCCAAATTTAGGCTGGGCTTCAAAAAAAGATGATACTCCTTGGTTAAACACACAATACGATGGATTTATGACACACGAAGAAATGCTTGAAGAAGCAGCAAAGCGAGAGGAAGCAAACAAAAAAGCATGGGAAGCAGTAGAAAAACTGTATGCTGAAAATAGCGATGCTCTAAAAGAACTTGCTGATATTGAAAAGGAGGAACGAATGGATGCTGTGAGAACTGCTATTGCTGGTATTGATAAGTATTCCGATGCTCTCAAAGAACTTCGTAAAATTGAACATGAAGAACTGATTGAAGAACTACAAGCAAAGAAGAAAGAAAACTTTCAACTGGTTGCCGATGCTTGTATGAAAGAATACGAGCAGAAGTATCAACGTGATGTATTCCCAGTGGATGAGCATTGGGTGTATATGGTTTCCGAATACTTCGGCACAGGTGAAGGTCAAACCGTGTGTATTATGATGACACAGGCGAATCCTGGTCATCCTGAAGATTTTGAAACATCTACCAATAGGTATGTTTCTTGTACAACCAAAGAATATCGTGCTGTGAGAGCATTCCATGAGCAGTTTGGCACTTGGCATCTTCATGGTCTCAGATTCCTCAGTAAAGAAGATTTCTTCAGTGAATATTCATACTACATTCCTCCTGTGATGATGAAGCTCTCTAATAAGAGTTGCTACAAAGATTTCCACACTCGTGTTCACTACAACTTCTCTTAATCATGGATAAAGAACTCTACGACCCTGATGAGTTTCTGCTTGATAACATCAAAGCATATCATTATGAGGTGATGGATGAAGGGCATCATGTGTGGATGGCATTCTATTTTGAGAATGGTAGCACAGGGCACTTGAATGTTTTTGTGAATGATGGTAGAATCCGAACACGCTACGAGGAGTGGAAGGATGGTTGAAAAAGTAAAGTTTATAACTGTTACCCGTGTAATTGATGACCGTAAAGGTATTCATTACCTTGATGCTATTGATGAGAATGGTATCCACTGGACTGCTGAAATGGACAGCAAACAAGAAAAATGGCTAGTATATACTAAACTTTGGACCAGAGACCCTCAACACCCGTATGATCTATGACTTACAAACTCAACGAAGAAGCAAAAGCATTTTCTTACACCCGTGAAGAGTTGTTTGATTGTATCACTCGTATTGTGGCACATCCACATAAGACCATTACAGAACATGATCAGTCTCGTGCTCTTGCCATTATGGTAGCATTTGACGATTATTTCACCAACTACACTGAAAGTGATAGTAATGGTGGGTACTGTGTTTATGAACAAGATGCTACAGACCTTACTGATTTTGTAAGGTTTAAACTTGGTATTGATGGTTATGGTGTTGTTGATGTTGATGAGGTTCTCAAGTGACAAAAGATACTTGGAAGAAATGGACTATCTGGACATCACTCTATCTCTTTGAGTATTGTGTATATTCTTGGAGAAATCATATGTGGAACCATCTTGATGGATACCCAAATGAAGATAGAATGAGAAAACTTTTTTGGCATTATCTTAATTATGGAAACACTCAAACATACTACACTCATTTTTGATTATTGGAAGCATTGGATGTCGCTGCCAACTGATACAGTTGAGTGGGCACATTATGCTGACGAAGGTGATGGTCTGACATGGTATGATGGATATTGGGCAACGTTCTGGTATATGCTTAACTTGACATGGTTTGAGATGAATGATAAGATGACATCCGAAACTGGAGATACCAGAACCTATTATCCACCTATGGACTTATGTGACCAATGACAGAAAGAGCACAAAAACTAATGGAACAAGTGTGGAATGAAAGAAACACTTGGGCAGATACAGAGCAAAAGCTGGTCGCTGCTATTATTCGTAAAACCATGGAACATGTCAAGACCATGACAGCAGCAAGACTGGACAACTTGACAGTGATCGACAAGGGTGATATGATGAGATTATCCAAAGAACTGGAGAACTTGCCGTGAAATTGTTTGATTACTTTTATTGTTATGATTTTGGTCATGAATGGTATCTGAACATATTTTGTACAAATTTATTCAATCTGTTTCAATTTAACTTTGATTGGAATGATTGGCCATGTAGACCTATTCTTCTAGTTAATATTTTAGGAGAAAGTTTGTTTGGATTTACAATTACTATCTACAAACTGACATTCTCATTTGATTTCCTTGCTTATCGTCAACGTGATTTGAACTGGTATCGACAATGAACTTTCCAGTGTGGCTAAACAAGTGGATAATCGGATTTAGTCCGATTAAGTATACAATTTTCTGGTATTGGTATCGTCTTATTAATCATGATTATTGGAGAATGGATGATCACCAACGATATGCTGATTTTTGGTTGAATCTCAATCATGGTTGGGATCATATGAATTACGTTCATAGGTTTGAAGAGTTCTGGGGGAAAGGATCTTATCCGCCAGAACGTATTACATTATCGAAAGAAGATTTTGATAATCTTGTGGAAAAACTTAACGAACCACCACAATTTAATGAAAGTATTGCTAGAGTATTAAGTCATAAAGCACCATGGGACGATGATTATGAGCAACCCACTACTTGATAAATTTGAAGAAGTTTATGGCGAAAAACCAGAATCTATAGAAGAAGTAATAGAAGAAACTACCGAAAAAGTTGAAGAAGAACAAGATCAGTTTGTAATTCCTACAGCACAACTAACAAACACAGGAATTACTTTAACTGGTAATTATGTTCATCCAAATAATCTTCTCGTTTCTAATGGAATAACATGTTCAACGATAGGAACATATCACAGAAATGTTGCTATCCCATATCAAACAAATATCGAACAGCAATTCCATAAAGTTATGGAAGATGTAGCAAGAGGAAAGGGAGTTATAACAGAAATTAAAGCAGAAGTTGACCCAACATTTACTGGGTTTGGCGGACAGATAAAATATACTGTTGAAATCCTTGCTCACTATCCGTAACACTTATCAATGACCCCTTGACAATTGTGTTGAGGGGTTTTATACTATCAACAATTCAAACAAAATCATGAATTACGATTTTCCTGAGATCAAACATATTGACGATGTGATTCCACACATCGAAGATCGTCCTGAGTTCAAGGTCATGGAGAAGGATTGGTATACTGTTATCAACTACATGGTAGCATTTGAGGATACTTTCTCTCTCATTCGTGAGCGATCTCATTACAACATGAAAATTCGTCGTGAATGTCGTGGTCTGATCTTTGATACTGCCACTGGCAATCTTATCTCCCGTCCGTATCACAAGTTTTTCAATGCTGGTGAGCGTGAAGAAACGGCAATCAATAAAATTAATCTATATGAACCTCATGTAGTGCTGGAGAAACTGGATGGGTCTATGATTCGTCCGATCCCTACCAAAGAAGGTTTCCGTCTTGCTACCAAAGCAGGTATTACTGAGGTAGCGATGAATGCTGAGTATTTCATTGCTGATGATTTAGATTACTATGATTTCATTCGTGGTTGTATTGATGCTAAACTGACTCCTATTTTTGAGTGGTGTTCTCGTAAAAATCGTATCGTTGTAGATTATCCAGAAGATCAACTGATTCTCACTGGTATCCGTAATACTTTCAGTGGGACTTATCTTCCCTATTATAATATGGTTGAACTGGCAGAACATTCTGGTATTCCTGTCGTAAAAGCACTTGCTGGTCTTGCTGTTCAAAACATTGAGTTGTTTGTAAAGCAAGTTCGTGAATGGGATGATGGTGAAGGTGTTGTTCTTCGCTTTGATTCTGGTCACATGGTCAAAGTTAAAGCGGATGAATATGTTCTTCGCCACAAATCGAAAGAACAGATCAACCAAGAGAAAAACGTTCTCCAGACCATCCTCAGTGACTCTGTAGACGACGTTATTCCGTTGCTGACACCAGACGACGCCCATCGCCTCAAAGCGTTCCAGAACGCCTTCTGGATGGCAGTGGACGACCTTGCTGGTGAGATGGCAGACATGTATAATGCTGGTAACACCATGTATCCTGATAAAAAGGATTTCGCTACCCAGTTTGTTCAGACCAAAATCTTGCCAATCCACGCCCCCATCATGTATGCTATGAAAGGCGGCAAAGGATCCCGTGCTACTATCGTTGACATGATCAGCAAATCACTCACCACTCAAACTAAAATTGACCAAAATCGTTGGCTCTTCGGAGGTCTTCAATGGAATGTGTAATGCTTTGTGGTATCCCCACCAGCGGGAAATCTACCTATGTGGATAAACTTCTTGCTCTGGATTATTGGAAAAATTCTGTGGTTCTCTCGACGGACTACTACATTGATTACTATGCCAAAAAAGAGGGCAAAACGTATAATGAAGTGTTCGATAAGTATATCAAAGAAGCAACATGGATGATGGAGAAACTGATCCCATATGCCATCGACAATGGTAAAGATATTATCTGGGATCAGACCAATCTTAGTGCCAAAGCACGAAAGAAAAAACTGAATAAACTGCCATCATACTATCATAGAGGAGCAATTTACTTTGAAATTACTCTAGAGGAAGCACTGGAACGAAACAATCATCGTGACGGTAAGTTTATTCCTAAAGACATTCTGAAAAGAATGTATCATCAATTTGAAAAACCAACTGTAGCAGAAGGATTTGATTATGTCGAATGTGGTACGAAAGAAGTGCTTCGTTTTCGATCTCGATGGCACCATCTGTGATGTTCGCCATCGTCGTCAATACGTAGCAACTAAACCCCGTAATTGGGATGCTTGGAACAAAGGATTGGGACAAGATGTTCCTCATCTAGCAGTAGATTATGTGTATAAAGCACTACATGCTAGCAAAGGAACCATGGATTGTGATTTGTTCTTTGTATCTGGTCGATCAGACGACTATCGTGAGCAAACAGAAGAGTGGTTGACTGCCTTTGGTTTCAAATGGGATGGTCTGTATATGAGAAAGTATAAAGATCATCGTGATGATGCCGTCGTCAAAGGCGAGATTGCTGATGAAATCCTCAAAACTCACATGATTCTGGGTGTCTTTGATGATCGCCAGCGTGTTGTAAACATGTGGGTTCAGCGTGGCATCTGGGTATTTGATGTGGGGCAGGGTAAAGGACAGTTCTGAAACCGACACAGGGGGGTTGACGCCCCCTTTTTTATGGTCTATACTGACTTCAGTTCAAATAAAACACATGTCTAGCAACTCTTCTTCCTCTTCCAGTGGCATTGGTTTCACTGGTTTGCTTACCATTTTGTTTATTGGTCTGAAACTCACTGGTAACATCACTTGGCCTTGGGTGTGGGTGCTGTCTCCTTTGTGGATTAGTGCTCTAATTTTTCTTGCTATTGTTGCTGTTATTCTGATTTTTGCTATCATTGGTGGTGCTTTTAAATGAAACCTAAGTTCCATGTTATTCTTGAAATGGCAATTGAGCAAGGTGTTCAACGTGGTTGGCGTCTTGCCCACAAACATGTAGAGAATCCAGAAGAGCATGTGATCATTGATCGAATCAATGACGCTGTAATGTCTGCCATTACTGATTACTTTACTTTTGACGATCATGACTTTATTTGACACGATTGATTACTTCCTTCAACAAACAGCAGGTGACATGGAATCTCTTTCGTGGGAGATTCGTGAAGAATTGAATCAGGAAGATAGTGACCCTTCTTGGATGGAAGAAGAATATGATATTAATAAAGAAAACTACGACAACTTGCTGATTATCAAATCAGAACTTGATCGTCTTCAACGTTATGATGACGAACTATCTTCTGTAATGCCAGAAGATTACAAAGATTGGTGGCAGAACTCTAAAGAAGAATGGCCTGAGGTTGCTAAAGGTTCTATTGAATCATTGAGGGAGCGTGAACAATACGCTTGGGAACAACTTGCTGGAGAAGACCTGTAATGACTATTCGTAAACTCGCTAGTATCGCTGAAATCACTTACATCAAACCGATTGAAGGTGCTGATGCTATTGAATGTGCCATCGTGAATGGTGGTTGGCCTGTAGTGGTCAAGAAAGGTGAATATCAAGTTGGTGATGTTGCCATCTATCTTGAGATTGATAGTTGGGTGCCTCACGAACTTGCTCCCTTTCTGAGTAAAGGTCAAGAACCCCGTGAATATAATGGTGTGAAGGGTGAACGTCTGAAAACTGTGAAACTTCGTGGGCAAATCTCACAGGGACTTCTGCTTCCTCTTAGCACTTGGGGTCCAGAAAATCGCCCCTGGACTGTTGGTGAAGAAGGATTTACTATCGGCACAGATATTACTGAATATCTTGGTATTCAGAAGTGGGAACCACCTATTCCTGCTCAACTTCAAGGTACGATGAAGGGTAACTTTCCTCACTTCATTCCTAAAACTGACCAAGAACGTTGTCAGAACCTTCGTAAAGAAATCTTTGAGACCCACAAAGATGAGATCTATGAAGTAACTACCAAACTTGATGGTAGCAGTATGACTGTGTATGTCAAGAATGGTGAAATTGGTGTGTGCTCTCGTAATATTGATCTGATTGAAACTGAGGGCAATAGTTTCTGGAAAGCAGCACGGGAGCAAGGTATTGTTGATGCTTTGCTTCAACTTAGCATCAAACATGGTGAAGAGTATGCTATTCAGGGTGAACTGATTGGTGAAGGTATTCAGGGTAATCCTGAGAAACTCAAAGGTCAACGCTTCTATTTGTTTGACATCTATAGTATCACTCATGGATACTATCTGAAACCAGATGAACGATACACTGTTCTTGAAATGCTAGATGAAATGGGTGCTGACATTGAGCATGTGCCTATCATTGATGGAGACCTTCGTGTTGCTCAAGCATACGATACCATTGATGATCTGCTAGAATATGCTGAAGGTCCATCGCTGAATCCTCAAACTAAGCGTGAGGGTCTAGTATTCAAGTCGTGGGAGAGTAATTTCACTTTCAAGGCGATTGCTAACTCGTATCTTCTGAAGCACAAAGACCGATGACTGTTTGTAAATACTGGGATTGTGGATGGTGTTATGCTCCAAACTATCTGAAAACAAACTCAATTAACAGTACATGTATTGATCCAAATAAGTGTCCTATGTCTCCTCTATCTGAACCAGTACAATACGAAACTCCTATGACTGAACTTGAAGACCTGAAAGCACAACTTAAAATTCTTGAAAAGAAAGTAGCACTACTTGAAGAGATTGAGAAAACACCTATTCGTAAAATGGATCTCCTCAAAGATGGTAGCGTGTATTGTGTTGATTATAATACCGTCAAATACTATCGTATGAAGTATAGACATAGTGATGATTGGGTGAAGTGGTGGCGTGAAAATGATAAAGGTGATCAACTCACTCGTATAGATGATCCAGAAACATTCCGATTGCTTGAGAAGATGTTTGCTGCTGACATCTCTGCCAATCCACAAGGATCACTCAAGTTTACCTTTGGTCCTACTCTATATGATGTGATTGAAGATTGGTGGAGTGACATCTTCACAACTGGAGTTGATGGAGATTCTGACACATGTATTAAAGATCTTGTTGAAAGGATTTGGAAATGGATGCCCAGTTATCAATCTGCCGAAGGTTCTCAATCTGTTGGTGTTGAAGAACTGGTAGAAGGATGGAATGATTGTCTTGATAAAATTAGGAGGAAACTGGGATGACTAAAGAACAAATAGAAATTCTTCGGACACTTATTAAAGCTGAGATTGAAGTAGGACTGATGAATGAAAGTGGATATAAATTTGTCTATGAGCATGAAAAAGCAACTGATCAAGGATGGGAAACATTCATAGATAGTTTTAACTTTAACATTACTACAACTTAATGTCATGGGCATGTTTGATTGGTTTAGATCATCTTATGATCTAGGAGAACAGTTTACTGAAGCTGTATGTCAATCCAAGACATTTAATGACAAATACAGAGGATTTTTGGATTTTTATTGGCTAGATCCATCTGGTAGGTTGTGGGTCATTGAAGATGAAGACATCTTTGACATTGTAGATTCTGATGAAAACCTATTGGGATTAGAATACATTCTCAACGGCAACCACGGCAGGGTCAAAGCTTGCCAGTTGTCCAAAACTGTGGTAGTATATCCACAGAAATACGATGGTCGGTGGGAAGACTGGCCAGAGTGTGCTCTCACGTTCCTCAACGGCAAACTACAACATTATGAAACAAGACCAAGACCTGTTCCCTCACACTGGGTTTCCGATTCGTCTGGAGTATCAGGACGGGAAGGAGCATAAAATCTGCTGGTTTCAATGCCAGAATCATCTCGACAAGCATCTGACTCGCTACAAAATCAAGGCAAAGGATGCTACCATCCATTATCAAGATCCAGAACTTGCTGTGCCACTTCCTGTTGTGGACAAGGAGGATCCTGTAGAAACTCCTAAGAAGCGTGGCAGGAAACCCAAACAGGAACTATTCTCTTCTCTTGAACAATTCTTTGAACCAAATGAAAAAACTGTGGCATCTGTGGGCACTAGCACTGGGCGAGAAGGCACACAAAAAAGACGACGTGGCAGACCGAGTAGCAATCGTTAGAACGATTATCTTTGCTACATATCTCATCACCAACGTCTTCATTGTGGCGGGGGTGGTGAGACACTGGAATGATAAAGAAATTAAAGTTGAGGTAGAAATTTATGAAACTCCAAACAATTCCGAAATCTTATACCCAGAAGGATGGCACAATCTGGGAGTGGACAGAGACACCCGAATTGAGGGCGTATATCGCTCAGGAAAAATCAAAAACTACACAGGAGAATTTGAATGAATGAGCATCCTGAAATCGCTGAAGTTGACTGGATTGACGACACATTTCGTGTGGAACAAAAAAAGTACGGAACTTGGGATTCTTACACAAAAGATGGAAAATGTGTAATTACTTCAGGGACTAGAGAGCAATGTGTATCAGCTACACGTTGGTATCTTAAATGTCTACAAGAAGGATTTCCAGAAACAAAAACACATGAAGGGACTGTTGGTGGAAAACTATGAAACTCTGTATTGTTGGAACTGGGGCAGCAGGCTGGATGGCTTGTGCTGCCATGGCGATGAAAAAAGAGTTTTTTAAAGAAATTGTAATTGTAGGTTCTCCACACATTCCTAGTATTGGTGTTGGAGAATCTAATACAATTAAGTTAAATGATTTCCACCAAGAAGTTGGAATAAATCAGGATATTTTTGTCACTGAATCAGATGCCGCTATAAAATATGGTGTCTATTATAAGAATTGGTCTAAAAATAATTTTATTCACAATTTTAAAAATAATAGATCATCGAATGCTATGAGCATTCATACGACCATGTTTTATAGGCTTTTGGCAAACAAGCCAAAGGATGTTTCTATAAATGATCTAATTGCTTGTAACTTGAACGATGCTATAAAAGATAATCAGGTATTCAAATCAGATTTCTTTTACCCAAAATCATGGCATTTTGATGCTGGCAAATATATTGAGTTTATTTCTAAGCACTGTAAAAAACATAAACATGTTTCTACACTAGCAGAAACTATTGATAAAGTAGAAAAAATAGATGATAAGATCGAAAGACTTATTACTGATAAAGGTACTGTAATCACAGCAGATTACTATATTGTTGCCACTGGTTACAATGATATTCTGAATGAAGAATATGTAGATTTGTCTGATGTATTGTTAACAAATAAAGCTTTTGTATATCCACTAGAATATACTGATAAAAGAAATCAATTTCATCCATACACAGTAGCAAAAACTATGAAGTATGGATGGAGATGGATAACGCCAACTTATTCAAGAATTGGTACAGGATATACATTCAGCTCCAACTATATCAGTGAAGATAGAGCTAGGCAAGAATTTATTAATGACGTTGGTGTAGATATAGAACCAAGGCTTGTCAATTTTTATCCTCGATATAATAAAAAAACATATCATGAAAATTACTGTACTCTGGGTTTGGCTAATGGATTTCTAGAACCACTAGATGCTCCTGGTCTAACATTAACAATTGATGTCATTAATCATTTAAAACCTATTTTACAACAATGGAAAGATATTCCAGATAAAAATGTTGTAAATAGTTTGAGACAAGTTATTAATGATAGAATTGAAAGTAGATACAAATTTTGGGCAGCATTCATTTTAACTCAATATAAAACGTGTCAACGAGATGATACTCGTTTTTGGATAGATCATAAAAACATAAAATATGATTACCAAGAACATATTATAAATCTCCTTGGAGATTATTATATGGATCATGATGATTATATTATGTTTATGCACACAATAGCTGCCAAAGATCACACTTGGAATACTTCATCAACTGTGCTGCCATTTAAACAACCAGAATACAAAACAGACACAATACATCATTTAGATTATGTCGAAGCAATCAGAAATAAAGTATCACGAATTAGATCCTAGCACACCATGGTATGATTGGTTGTGTTATTGTGAAATTTGTCATCAACTGAATGTCCCTGGTCAACCCAAAATGGGTAGATTTTTAGCATATCGTCGTTATTTAAAAGAGGTGGGTATTTTATGAGTGATTATAGTTTTGAATATGAGTCTTTAAATGATAAGATTCGTGATCTTGAATATGAAGTTAATTATCTCAAAACCGAACTGGTTGAGACTGATAATACCATATACGAGATCCTTAACAGACTTGACAGGCTGGAGCAACAGACCTATAATACACCCATCGTCCCAACGGAGACCCCATGACCAGCTACGATGATGTCTGGAATTCAATGAATGAACTTGATATGATCACATCAAAACTGGGTTATATCAAAGAAATGATTGGTTTTGTTCAAGAGGAACTTGATAATCGTGAGTACAAAAAAGCAGAATCTATGCTATTTGTTCTTGGTGATTATGTCAAGGGCTATCTTGATGAGCACGACATTAAATTTCAACGTGCTTGGGGGTATTCTATTCAAGCGGGAAAAGAACTTGAAGATGTGAGAGCAAAACTCTCTCGTCTTGAAAATCCTGAGAATCCACAATATACTGATGAGGAACTCCAAGCAATGTCCATTAAAGAAATGCTATCATGAAAGAAATTCATTTATTTGTTCAAGAGGGATGCCGCCCTTGTTTGTATGCTGAAACACAACTGAAGAAAGTTGACGGGTGGGATAATGTGGTAAACATTACTCCTGCTAAAGTTGACGGCGAATGGTCTCAATTTGCTAAAGATTGTGGCGTTGAAGCGACTCCTACCCTGGTAGCATTGATTAATGGTCAAGTTGTTGCTCGTATGGCAGGATCTACCCAAATGACCAGTACATTCTGGCAAACTACTATCAACAATCATGGAAAGTAACGATCTTTTTGTTTGTCAGTGTGGTGATGTAAGTCATCAAATGATCATTTCTTATGACTCAGATCCTTTGTTGAATGATAGCATTTGGTTTCAAATTCACCTTTCAGACACTGGGTTGTTGAATAGAATCAAATATGCCTTCATGTATATTCTTGGTAAACGATCCAAGTATGGTTGTGGAGCATTTGCTGAAGTTCTTTTTGATAAATCAAAAACTAAAGAATTAATTGATGTTCTCATCAAACATTATGATACTATGGCATGACAGAATATAAATTCATAGATCCCAAGTATCCAATTCTCAGTTGGATGAGAGTAGTTGGCAACATGATGTTTGTTGTTGGCTACATTGTCATTCTTTTTACCAGTGTTGAAGTTGGTATCTATTGTCGTATGGTTGGCAATGTATTATCATGGCCTCATTTCCAAAAGATGAGGATGTGGGATATATTGACAATCCGAGCATTCTTTGCTATTGTGGAAGCTATTAAACTTATTCAAATTTGGTTTTTTTAATATGGCACTGTCCGAATCCGTTGAATCTAGTCTGAAAGAAGCAGAAGCATCGCTTCGTAATGCTTTAGCATATGCTGCTCGCCAAGAGCGCCCACTTGTGTGTAAAACTATCTCAGCAATGATTGGTGATATTGATCAGCTCATGAAAATTGATGAGTTGATTGATAAGCTTGAGCAACGTATGAGTGGTGATAAAGGTAGTTGGGGACCATTCTCTCAGTAACATTACTACACACAAATATAAACATAACATTAAGAACTGGTGTTTCATGGTTAAATACCAGTATAATGTGTTGAAATGCTGACACACCATGACCTATTCCAACAAAAAAGAAGAGCTTAACCAGGAAGAATACAATGAAATGATTGCTCTAAGGAATGCTATTCATTATTGTCCACAATCAGTATCGCCAGAAAAAATGGAACAATTTACAGCATATCTTGTGAGAAGCATGAGAGAACATGGTGTGTGACAGCTGACAGAGTGGCACAGGGGGCTTGACGCCCCCTTTCTTTTGCCCTATATTAAGAGGGTCAACAACGGAGGACCACATGGGCACTCGCTCTCGGATCGGCTACCAACTGCCTGACAACAGCATTATCAGTGTTTACTGCCACTATGATGGCTACCTGGAGCACAACGGTCGTATTCTTGCTGAGCACTACCAAGATCGTGAAGCTGTCCGTCAGCTGATCGACGGCGGTAGCATGTCTTCGCTTCGGACCACCCATCTGTGGATCACGTCTGTGGTTCGTACTGAGGATGGAGACATCGCTCGTGACATGGACGGCAACTGGGTGTATTCTCCCACTCGTGCTCCCCAGCCCCTCTACCACACTGAGCGTGGCGAAGAACTGGAGATCACTCACGGTGACTTTGAAGAGTTCACCAGTGGCAACACTGGCGAGGAGTTTGCTTACCTGTACACCACCGAAGGCAAGTGGCGAGCCTACAGGATCGGCTGGGGTAGTGGCAACACCCACGAGCTGCCGATGCCCGAGGTTGTGACAGCCTGACAACTGACACAAGACCACCCCACAACGGGGTGGTTCCACCCCTATAATGAGTGAGTCAACAACGGAACCACAATGGTTACTGACACTGCCCAAGACGCCCAGATCCGTCGTGCTATAATCAAGGAGGTCGAGGGCATGGACCTTCGCCTCCTCCAGCGAATCGCCTATGAGGTTCGTTGTGAGGAATTGGGCATTCGCCCTGACATCTGGAAACTCTTCCCTGAAGAGTGATTCTGTAAACCTTATCATTTTATTACCATGAGCAAGCAACTTCTGATTTCCATGCTCCGTAAGGGTGCCAACGGTCAAGAGATTCTGAACATTCTTGATGTTATCACTGGTGACACCGTGACTGAAGAGCATCCTGCCTGTGCTACAATGTCTGCTGTGCCCACCCTGGAGGAAATTCCTTTCTGATGACGAAATTTACTGATCTTGACTTTCAACCCCATCCTCACTACAAAGATGATGGGGTACAAGCAAAACACTTCTTTCCTAATGGTTATGGTGTGAGTGTTGTTCGCTTCCCTGGTTCATATGGTTATACTTCGGGACTGTATGAAGTAGCAGTCATCAAAGGTAATGAAGATGACTTTGAGCTGTGCTATGATACTCCTGTGACTGAGGATGTGCTTGGTCATCGTGATGAACAGGATGTAGAAATTATCATGGAAGAGGTAGCAGCACTATGATTGAAATTATGGCAGGATTTGCCTTTGGCTATTGTGTAATGGACCTTGCTATGAAAATTTACAAAGAGGTAAAAAAATGAAACAACAAAATGGATATATTGACCCTGTTGCTGTTTTTGTTATTGGTGGTGTGATTGTGCTTGGTGGTCTCATCTTCATTGGTGGTCCACAATACAATGTGTGGCAGCAATCTCTTGCTGGTAAAGCAGAGCTTCAGAAAGCAGAATACACCCGACAGGTGGCTGTGCTGGAAGCACAGGCAAAAAAAGATTCGGCACAACAACTTGCTGATGCTGAGATCATCCGTGCTACTGGTGTTGCCAAGGCAAACCAAATCATCGGTGATAGCCTGAAGGACAACCGTGAGTATCTCCAATACCTGTACATTACTGGTCTTGAAGATGGTAGCAAGAATGGTAATGTGACCATCTATGTGCCCACCGAAGGTGGAATGCCCGTCCCTACTCTCCAAATGAACAAATGATTGAAATTCTAATGGCATCTGTGATTGCTGCTACCCCCATGGATAAATCAGAACAAATTAATCGGTTTTGTGCTTATGTGGTTGGCATTCCTTATGCCAGTGATAATTTCAGTGATGAAGAATGGAATAGATTTGTATATTGTAGAGAACATCTAAAATGATAACCAAAGATGGATATGCTACGGTCCCCTGGGGGGACCGTTTTGTTTTGATATATAATGGCTTTCAACTCAGTGATCACAAGACTGATGAGGAAGCCATCGAAGCGTTGAAGAAACATAGAGAAAAACAGAAGAAACCAAAACGTAAATCTAAATAGTTAAAAAACTATTCTCATGGCAAAAGGAAACACGGGAAATACTAAAGAGTTCGCTCAGTGTTTAGCATTTGCTCATTTTGCTGTGATTCCTTATAATACTAATGAAGCAGAACAACATAAACAAGCATTTTATGACATCTTTCTTTCGGCAAAAGATCAACAAGAGTCTGGCGTAGAAAGACCACGATTAATTAAATATAGAAATCATTTAGGTAATGGATTTCCTTTTAGAAGAACAATAAATGATTTCAAATCAAAATACAATCCAAAGAAAGATACTATCACTGCTCACACAACAATACAAAAAGTATATGATGTGGCATTGAGTCTGTATAATTCAAAAGTGGTTGGTCAAAATTGGGAAGTATATGAGTTTTTAGATCAAACAGATAAATTTACCACCACGGTAAAAGATGAAGCATTGAATAAAATTAAACAAGTGTTTGGGCTAACATTTAGACTTGATATGTTAGCAAGTTTTGATGTATTCATTGTACACAAACAGAAAAAACAGCAGATATTATCTGAAATTAATCAACATATTGTTAATGCTGATGATGCTACAATACTTTCAAATTATTGTTTGAATCGCCACACATATAGAACTATTTTAAATCGTCATTTTGCTTCCAAGTCAAATACTAGATCATTGGTTGCCGTATCATTAAAATTACCAGGAACAGTAGAACAGAAGAAATATATTAACATCATTGGTACACAAAATGTAAGAAAAGAAGTTTCTGATTATATTGACCCATATACTAAGTTCATGACTTTAGCATATACTGCTAACCCAGGACAATTAAAATCATTAATTGAAAATTTGATTAAGATTGAATATGGTCAATTTAAAGTATCGCCATCTGTATTAACATGGGAACTGCCAGTTACATTTAGATATAGAGTAGCAGCACAAAAAGTATTTGGTAGAGATATAGAACCACTCAGCGATATGAATTATAAAATCATATTCCTTGCTCAAGGTTATGGTGCTGGATGGAATGGATTTGTTGCTGAGGGTCATCAAGGACCACCTTGGACTGGTGGCGGTGGTGTGTCTACATTTGAACATTTCTACGAGCAGTATAGAGAATACTCAACTGTGATACAAAAATTAGTACACATGAGGGCAAAAGCATTTAATTATGTTTTAACTGGTAAGGAGACCTCTGGTTCAATTGATACACGTAGTTTTTCAACAAAATTGAAGAATCTACATAGGAAAGCAACACAAGATCTTTTAACTAAGAAGATTCTATCCACAGTTAAACAATCCAAAAACTTAATGGATTTCTTCAAAGCATTTGATGAAGAAACTGGCAGAGTTAATACTGCTACGGCATATCAAGTTGCTCTTATTAATCTAGTGAGAAAACAAGTAAGCCCATCTATTAAGATTTCGGATAGGTATGCTAGTTTTACTATGAAAGACATGATACCAAATCCAAATAAGAAAACAGCGAAAGATAAAGATAAGATACAAATTACAAGACCAGCAACTTCACAAGAAACTGATGCTAGAATTGAGGCACACTATGTTCATGCTCAGTTAGCATGGTTTGCTTTCATTGGTGGTAAGAGTTTCCAAACCTACTTAAAACAAAGAATGTTCTTGACTATTTACGGAGTAATTAGTAAGAAAGGATATAAGATTTTTGATTATGACAATAATTTAACTACAATTAAGAGTGCCATCACAGCAGAAGTAAAAGGTGTACCACGAGCAGCGTTCGATTCGGCACCTCACCTGTTACTGTCCTGAAACTGGCACACTGCCCTTGACAGGCACCTGTGGTCGTGCCATAATAACTTCGTACCAAAGAAAACCTCGACATGAGCAGTTTTCAATTCACCTCCCGTGACGACGCTGTTGCTGCCGTCTACGATGCTGCCAAATTGCTCGTAGACTGCTACAATACAGACTCGATGATCGACAACTACGTTGATCAAGAAACTATCGACAAACTACGTTTCATCATTAACGACATTAGCGAGGGTAAAATCCAATGAGCACCACCATCACCAAGAAGCCCTATCCCCTGGGCATTGACAACCCCTTCATCGTTCGTGCTAGGATCGGTACGAGCAAGTGGGAGATCATTGATCGTGAATCTCGCCACTGCCTCGGCGTGTATCCTAACGAACTGGTAGCCTATGATTGCCGACGAGCCATGCTCCGTCACGCTGGCTATGATGCCTGAAGACTTTGTACGTCTCAATTCTGGAGAGCTTAACTATCTTATCTCGGCTCTCCAGTATCTCAACAAACACATCCAAGTTCATCTTGAAAATCACACAAAGATTGACGGAAACGAACTCTATGCTAAACTATTTGATGCTTGGAAAGCACTTGACCAACATGACTGAACAACAGCAACACGATCAACTGGACATTGATTCCGCATTCATGGCTGCCATTGAGGAGAAAGCTGCGGAACTTGAGGTGACTGTTGATTATTACATGGCGGAGTTTATGTAAATGAACTACCAAGACATCACACACATGCGGAACTGTCCTGAATGTGGGGCAAACTGGGTAGATAAACCCATCCCCGAAGAGTATCGACACAACTATTCAGCTCCGTATTTTTATTCTCGTGTGATTGGTGTTGAGCCATTGGGTGAAGATCGTATTGCCTACTGGCTGTGTCCTGATTGTAACCATCAATTCCCCCGAGGTATGGGATGAAACCAATCATTATTGCCATGATTGCTCTTGTTGTTGGGCAATATACACTACTCCAAGAGCAAAAACTCGGTAGTTTAGACTACAATAAATACCATTTGTCTTCTAAAAAGTAACATGACCAGTCTAGAACAGGCAGAAGCTCTCGTAAAAGAATACGCTGAGCTTGTCAAAACCCAACAAGGCGAAATCATTCATTTACAACAAGAAATAAAATTTCTTCGTGAAGAGATTGATGAACTACGTTTTGAACTCACATCTGAATTGAATAAAGAGTATGATGTCTGATTTGATCGTTGATTTCGACAACAGTTTAAAACACGGGCATGTATATCTTGTTGAGGTAGAATTACCTTGGCAAGATGCCCCCGAAGAAGCACCAAGCTCAATTACTGCTGACGTGTATGTAGTGGCAGCTAATCATAACTTGGCTCAATACATTGTTTCTGTTATGTACCCTGACTATGAATCAATCAGTGTCCACCACGAACCAATCACCGAGTACGAGTATGCTGCCAGAAGGAACAGAAGTGTATTATAGAGGCATGTATGGTCATGTACGATTTGCTTGTGAGTCGTATATAACTGTATGTGTCCGACACTTTCCTGATGATCCAAGGCGGGATGTCTGTATGCTAGTCTATCCCAATCAACAAAACGAACTTGAACTTGTAAACGGTAATCATTCACACGAATCATGACTTACTTTTCTGACTTTGACACAACTGAATACTACTACGATGATTACACTGTTCGGCAGAATATCCTACGAAATGCCGAAGACATTTATCTTGAGGACAGTTACGAGACTGTCCCAGAAGACTTGCTAGAAGACCTGATCAGCGTAGACTGATCTCAGTTCACACATCACATCATGAGCACCACCAAAGTTACCACCTGGCACCTGGAAAGCATTCTGGAAGGTCTTGAGGATGCTCTTAAAGTGACAAAGAACCCTGCCATTCAAAATGAGCATGGTTATCCCTATTGTTATGGTTATCTTGAGGCGACTGTGAGCAACGCCATCTATGAACTGAAAGCCATCATTGACAACAAATGAGTAAGTTTCAATCAACCATTTCAACTGTAGCAGCACTGGCTAGCATCTTTGGTGCTGGTGCTGCTGGCTGGAAACTAGCACAACAACAACCAGACTACAAACCAGAGGAGAAACCACCTGCTATTGAGCAGAAATTAACTCAACTGGAGGAGAAGCTGGAACAAAAGCTCGCTACACCCCTCCAGCTGCCCCCACAACAGGCACCAACGCCAACTCAGCTGCCACCCACGCCAGCAGCACCTCCTGCCCCTCCTGAGCCCCCACAAGCATCGGAAACAACACCATGAAATTGAGAATCCAACGTCGTCCATCTATTCTCGGTAATCCAAATACACATTGGTATTACGCTCAAATCAAACGATTTGGTATTTGGATTGATTGTAAAGATGATTTGCTGCTTCAACTGTGGTATTCTGGACCAATGTTGTCAAAATCTTATGATACTTGTCTAGACGTGGTAGAGAAATTTGTTGATTTTGTAATGGCGGGACAGGAAATGTTTCCATCACAACAGAATATCATCATCAAAGAGTATGAAACCTGATGTCAAAGCAAGAATAATCTCAAGTATTCTTGTCGTCACAGCCTATTGGATTACCATGTACCATGACACTGTAACAGGTGCCAGGATTTATATGGTAGCCAATGGCTTGGCGATTCCGTACATGGTGCGGAACAAGTGTTGGGATGTGGTGATTCTACTCACATTCCTCATCCTGGTGGGTCTGCCCAAAGCCTTGACACTCACCAACTGATCTGCTACACTATTCATCTGAACACCCTGGAGGTTTTGAAACAATGGAACACGAAGACATGTACTTTGTTGTCGGTCAACATGCTATCAGCATTGATGATGCTGGTACTCCCGTCATGTATGACATGAATCAAGATGGTACAGTTGATTGGGAATCACAAGATCTGATTGATTGGTTGGATCTAAACCCTGACCAGTATCAACTCTACAAAGCATGTGTTGATTTCCTTCAAGTTTACGCCCCTCACCCCATGTACATCAAATGAATATTGTAGCAGATCATTTACAGGAACTAATCCAACTGATACCATTATCAGAAACAACCTATAGACCTGTACCCAAAGAATCCCTATCAACAAGAGAAACAGAACTGTTCTGGCGTTATCATGGACGATTCCCCAATGACTTCGCCAGAGCACTAGCTGACGCTCTCCCATCCAATCAAAAATTCATCTCCTACGATCATCTACAAAATCGTATCACCGTGGAGAACCTATGAACGAACACGACTTACAAAAACAACAAGAACTAGAGTATGAGTCTGTGTCTGAGCAATCAGACCAGATTCTACTGTATATGCAAGATCGCTTCCAACATTTAATGGAAGAGAATCAAATGGATAATGCTATTGCCATTGGCGATGAGTTTATCGAATGGATTGGACAGTATCCTGATGAAGTGTTCTTGTACTACAATGAGCATGAACTGAAACAAGACTACAAACAAAAGAAAGGACAATGATTCACACATTCACACCAGAGTTTTTCTTTTACCAAACTGTACCCAACCACGAAGAGCACAAGCGTATTCTTCTTCCTAAACTGGAAAAGGATAAAGAACGTGCTCATCGTGGTGAAATCAATGGTACAGGCATTACTACGAGTGGTCTGGTGAATTTTGAATTGTTTCATGAAGAGTTTGTACGGGATGCTATCTGGGATCCATTTAACCAGATGCTCAAAGAATTTGATTCTAACCTGAATAAGGTTAAACTGGTCAGATCTAATGTAAAAACGATTTGGTGGAATTATTATGATCCCCATGAAATCTGTAATCCTCATCGGCATTATCAATCAGATTTCACAGGGATCTATCTCTTACATCTTGAAGAGCCTAACCCAACAAAATTCCTACCAACAAACAATTCATCGAATACTTATCCTTTGTTTGATGGTATTGTCTCTTCTACTCAATGTAAGGAAGGTGATGTAATGATCTTCCCAGGAAAGATTCTCCATTGGACTACACCTATTCCTACACCACGATGGGTTGTGGTCTTTGATATTAACATAGGTACATCTGAATGAAAGTAAACTTAAACAAAATTATGAGGCTGAAAAATCATGAGCAACTGTCGCTGGCAAATACAAATTGAAAATAATTATCCACAATTTATTGTTGATTTTAATACTAAGTGGATGAATGTCATTACTGACACACTAGATGAATTAACCACTAAAAATAAACCATTAGATCAAATTAATACACTGAGGGGAATGGCGAAATACTGTAGGTATCATTTTCCATATATCAGAAACAATAAGCATATTGAATCCATATCTGAAAAGGTTAAAAAGAAATTTGATCTTCATATGGATATGGACATTTTTGATGATTATCGCCAACATTTCCCAATGATCTTCACCAAAGAGAAAACAATCCAATCTAAACCAAAACAAACAGTTAAAATTACTAATTTTGTTACTAAGCCTTGTCAGTATAATATCTCTACAACTAATAATAGTGTTGAGTTTAGTATTGTTGATTTGAGCATAGAACAAACCAAGTTCATGTATAATCATATTGTAGATGGTATTAATTTGATTTCTACTCAAAAGGTATGACACTTTAATAACTGTCACACACTACCACCACACCACACCAAGCAGCCACTATACTATCAACAGTTCAAACAACCCACATGGCACGAACTCTTCAACAACTCCAAGAGTCCATCCAACAACTGATTAAAGAACAAGGACCAGATGCTCCTGTGGCTGCCTTCATCTACACACAGAATGATGTAACAATCTTCGACCAAGAAACATTTGAAGAACAGTATCTACCTATTGATACTGTAACTAAAGTTTTAGATCAAATTGAATCATATGATTATCTTAATGAACAAGCATATGAAATGATTGATGATGCTATTCGTATGGTAAACAAATGAAGTATACATTGAAAGGAAGAATTATTTGTTTTCTTATCTTCATTCCATGTACACCATTGTTAATCATCCCTATACTAAAGCATGTATTCTATGCTATCTCTGGTATGACTGAACTGATAGGTGATGTATTAAATCATATGGATATGATGATTGCTAAACGAATAGACTTTGCTAAAATCCATAGGAGTTTTAGGAAATGAGGAAGAAGTTCCGCATTGAGAGAATGTAGTCTATGACTAGGATGTTCTCAACGATACCTTTGAGTTTTCCACAGGGTTGTGGAAAAAGCTGTGGAAAACTGGTATATTAATAAATGTTTAAAAAAACATAGTTGAGTGTTTTGATTCTCTGACAAAAGGTTTCGTTAAATGTTGCTGAAAGCATAGAAATGTACGGAGGTGTTGTTGTCTAAGCCTGCCAGCACCCGAAAGTCAAGTCGAAATGTGCCAGATCTCAAAGTGGCACACAGGGGCTTGACAAAATCATGAGTCTACCTCTAAGACTATCCAAGGGGCTCCGAGACCTTCCGAGGACAGTTCAGGGACTGGCACAGACCCCTTGACAAGACTGGCAGGATGCCCTATACTGTGTACATGAGATTTGAGGGATTTCCAAAAATCTCAAAAATCTAGAAATCTCAAAAAATGAGAAATCTAGATTTTTCAAAAATCTCAGAATTAAATTTTAATCATTATCAGTAAAACCATGAACTTTGTAAATCTTGATTCGACCGCCATTAGCGACATCAACGTGGAAGGCACTGCCGTTGCTATTACCTTTAAGGGCAGCAACAAAACCTATAACTACACCACGAATGACGCTAATTTCGTAAATTCGCTGGAGAAAGTGATTGAATCCAACCAATCGGTGGGTCGATTCATCAATCGGGCGATCAAAGAGGATCAAACCCTTCAAATTGTCGCCGTTTGAACACTAAATAACAACAATTACCCCTAATAAGGAGCAAAAACTGTTAGAAAATGGCAAAAAACAATCGTAAGTACACAGAGTCTTTCAACACTGTGGATATCTTTGAAGACGAATATGAGGATTATGGATACGAAGTCCAGAATGCCAAACGATATTCAACTCGTCAAAAACGACAAGCTAAATTCAAAGACTACGATGAGTATGGTGATTGGGAATAGTAATATTGGGGGGCATTGAGCCCCCTTTTTTATTACCTTGTAAACGTACAGGATCATGTGCCTGGTGGTGTGACACCTAGACAGTTTCAGAAGTGGCACAGAGGGGCTTGTAGGGGGCTCTGGTGGGTGCCATACTATGTTCATCGGGGGAACACCCCGAGCAAACACTATCCCTGAGGATCATGACCCAACAGCAACTGCTCCAAGCCGCCCGTAACGTGCTGACCGCCAGCCAGACTGATACTGGTCGCCCTGCCCTTCGGACTGCCGCCATGGCAGCTGGTCGTACTAAGGAGCAGGTGAGCAAGGCTAGCACCATGAGGCTTGCCCTGTGGGTGAGCAAGGGCACCAGTGCCATCTGATTAAGTGTCACAGGGGGCTTGACACCAGCCCCCACCCATGTTATTCTTAATTTGTTCCTGAGAAATCCACATGGATTACTTCAACACCAACATTATCAGCCGTCATGATGAACACATGACACTCAATGCTTGGATGGTTGACCACTTCAATTTTGTGTTGACCATGCCTTGGTTGACTGATGATGAGGTTGACTCTTACGAGGATGAGATGGCATCCTACCTGTGCTATGATGTTTGAATCCACCACCACAACTGTCATGAACAAAGCTGAACTGATTGATGCCTACGCCCAGCAAGTCCTAGAGAACATGGACATGAAGACGCTGGAAATGTATGCTTATGACATGCTAGTTCAATGCTTCAATGATTACACTGAAGAGGAATTGATGACTGAGGTGGCTGATCATTATCCTGAATTGCTAGAAAGTTAAAAATCTAAAAAAGTGAGAAATCTTAAAAAATAGGATTTCTCACTTTTTATAAACTATAATAATTAAACTTTAATCTTTATTCTTATGGCTAATACAATAACATTTGAAGAATATATTATTCAAGAAATGAAAGAAGAAGATATAAAGAATAAAGAATTAGAGTATGATGACTATAGTATAGTAGTAGATATAGACTATACTACACAAGAATAAGTTAACACATATAGATTATATGTCAAACAAATCGTAATTTGTTAACATATAACCCTCTAGATGTAATCTAGGGGGTATTTTATTGTTTGTCAAGGGGGTGTGTGCCAGTTTGGCTAGTGTCCACTACCGCTTGACCTGGGGTGCTGGGGGTGCTATGGTGTGTTCGTGGTTGAGAGATCGACCATTGCTGTTCAATTCTCTACAACAATGAACGCCACCATTCTTTTCAACAACCCCATCATCGAAAAGTATAATGAACTGATGGATGAGGTTGCTAACAACGAGACCATCCAACAGATTCTTTATACCATCGCCACGATCGCTGGTGTTATCGTTGGCGTCACGGTTTGGGTTGCTAACCGTGTCAGCGATTGGTATAACAATGGTGGGCGAGAAACCCTCCTAAAGTATACCAAACAGTTTCTGCTGTTCCTTAGTGTTAGCACAGAGAAGCTGTACTATTGGGTATGTGATGTGACACTTTCTGAACTGTCCACTAACACCCCCAAGCGTGCCTGAGTGATGCCATACTGACATCAGTTCAAACAAACACAATGCTTCGTTCACGTTTGATTAACTCAATCCAGAACATGCTTCGTGTTCAGAATAGCCAACCCACGTTTGAGTATACTTTCCTCAATCGCTATTCTGAACAGCAACTCCAGCAGATGATGACGGGTTGGCAACAGAATCAACCCACACTGTTTAACACCCACGGTATCTACGTTTTGTGATGTTTGACCTCGCTTTTGTCACTCCTAAGTCTAACAAAGCGAAGAACAGATTCGCTAACCTCATGAACAGCAACCCAGAGTGTATTGTTGAGCAGATCAAAGAAAACCGTGTGTTTCTTCGCTCTAGCAATGGCAAGAACTTTTTCTGGGTTGCTGTAAAGAATGACCCAGACTGGGCTGTAGACTTCTGACCCTGTGCCACTTCAGGCACTGTCCACTAGCACCACCAGGGGGCACCACCTGCCCCCTATACTGATCAAGTCAACAACGACAGAGCCATGCTCAGCTTCTCCAAAGGCAACGACAAGCTCGACAAACAGACCCTGATCTTCAACCTGCCAGCAGGTACAACCTGCCCTGGTGCTAGTCAGTGTCTCTCAATGGTTCGGATTGATTCTAACGGCAAACGCAAGATTTGGGATGGTCCTCAGACTGAGTTTCGCTGCTTTGCTGCTAGCAGTGAAGTACAGTATACGAAAGTATACGAAGCAAGACAGCGTAACCTTCAGGCGATCCGTGAAGCTCTCAAAGAGGGTAACTGTGCTGATCTCATCAACAAAGAACTCCAGAAGAATCTCACTAAATCTATCACTAAAGTGAGAATCCACGAGTCTGGTGACTTCTTCACAGCAGAGTATTTGCTCGCTTGGTTGTTGGTTGCTCGCCACAATCCTACGATCAAGTTCTACTGCTACAGCAAGAATCTGCCGCTGTTTGTTGGTCTCAACCTTCCCGATAATTTCTACTTCACCGCTAGCTATGGTGGCAAGTTCGATTATCTCATCGACGAAGGTGTGTTCCCTCGCTATAGTAAAGTGTTCATGACCGAAGCACATGCTAAGGCAGCAGGTTTCAAGGTTGATGTAAAGGATCGCTCCTGTTTTGAGGATGGTCCGTTCGCTCTCCTGGTACACGGTACACAGCCTAAGGGTAGCGAATGGGGCAAAGCTTCCAGGGCAAACCGTAAGATCCAGAAGGTTACAGTTCGTGAAGCTGTGACAGCCTGAGCACTGTCCACCAGGGGGCAGCAATGCCCCCACCTGCCCCCTATACTGATCAAGTCAACCACAGACACCCCATGAGCTACGCTTTCACCGACACGGTTCAGATCGACGAAGCATGGGAGATCCCCACCGATCTCTACACTGAGCTGGGTAAGATCGAGGATCTTCTCAACACAATCCACCCCCACATCTTCCCCCTTGATGTACTCACTGGTGGCACTGAGGATTGGGAATGGGCAGAAGAGATCGCCGTCTCTGGTATACTCAACCAGCAAACACACGAAGACATTGTAAAGGAAATCTTCGACGGTTTCGATCCTACTCCCTGAGCACCCACGGGCACCCACAGCGGTGCCCTCCCCCATGCTATACTGATCACCAGCGACACCCCCACCCATGCTCAAGACCATCGCCCTGCTCGCCCTCGGTGCTGCCTTCTACGCTCCCATCGCCACCGTGGGTGGGGCAGCCATCGGGTTCGCTGCCGATACTGTCCAGGCAGTCAACACCGCCACCGAGCGCCGCTGTGACACTTACAACAGTGTCCTCCCTGGCAGCTGCCAGCTCCCCTGACCCGTTATAATTACAGAGTCAGCAACCGACACCCCATGTTCATCACCAACGAATTCGCCAAGAACGACCCCGCCTGCCAGATGGCGATGGCAGCCTACATGGCGACCCTCCAGCGTGAGCACGAGCAGCGGCAGGCGATCCGAGCTGGTAAGCTCACCCCCGTTCCTACCACCACCTGGAACATCTCCGACCGCCACTAGGACACTTCGGGAACTGGCTGCCGACCCTCGACAGCCACCCCCGATCCGCTATAATTACGACATCGGGGGGCACCACCGCCCCCCACCACCCCCGAGACCCATGCTCAAGATCATCCCCTCCTCCCGCTTCGCTGCTTTCATGGGCGACGCCGAGCGAGTCGCTCAGATCCTGATCAACCGCCCCCAGGTGATCGGCGGGCACCGAGCAGCCCTCCTGCTCAACCTCGCCCAGACCGACCGCCTCGGTCGCCGTGCCCTCCAGCAGTGTGCCAAGGCAGCGGGTCGCCACGTCGTCCGCCACGCTGACGGCAGCACCACCCAGAACGATCGGGTGTTCAGCAAGGCGAGCACCCAGCGCCTGGCGATGTGGGCACAGGATCGGAACAGCCGCCTGTGATGTGCTAGGATAGCGAGCAACGGGGGGCACACCGCCCCCCCACCACCCCATTCTCTACTCAAACCCATGCCTTCCTTCGTTATCAGCAAAGCCCCGATTTTTCGGACTTTCACTATTGACGAATCCTCGGCAATTCATAACATCGAGATCGACGAGAATTGCGTCGAAATCATCTACCAGAGCAACACAGAGAAAGCATACGCTTTCGATGCTACATCTCGCTTTGCTGTACACCTTGCCGAGATTATTAAATCACCCGATCTCCTGGGATTCTCCCTCGGTTCAGTGATAGCCAAGGCACGGAAAAACGGCGATCTTCAGCAACTGCCTTACGCCCAAGATTGAGCGAATTCTCTATAATTATCAGGGGGCAGAATCTGCCCCTTTTTTTATTTTCTCTTTTTTTCAGTTTATTATACAATGTGGAAAATGTGTAATTCTATTATTATTAGAAAAAACATAAAATACATGATAATAACTATTATTCAATAATTACAATTACACAGTAATAAGAATAAACAGTCATTTACGATTACATGTGTATTATAATAACTTTGTAATCCTAAGTGTTTGTTAATTCTTTATAGCAGTTAATCGTATGTGTAGGTATAAAGAATTAACAGTTAATCGTAATCGTTCGTTTATTATAATAAACGCCGAGCGTCGCCAAAAAAGTACCGTCTTTCTAAGCTATAAACGTTTCCCAGAGCCCTCTAAATGTCTCAAAGGATTCTCACAGAAATAAAAAAATCCGCCCAGAAAAAAATTATGAGAAAAGGTCAACACTTATCAAAGGCAACAAATTACTCCAGAGAACTCCAAAAACGTAAAAACCTTAAAGAGTATTACAAAAGGGAACGCCGAAGAACCAGGGAGTCAACTGGCAGTACCAGTAATAAACCGAAATCAACTCGGCGCTCCGCTACAAAATATTCAAATAAATACAGTTACACACCACATTCCCCAGATTTTATAGACAAAATCCTGGATGGAATTTGGGATTTTATTTTCGACAGTTTCAAAAAAATTTTCAAGATATTTTTTAACTAAAAAGGTCGCTATGGAACACAGAATCACTTTCAGAACCCCCGATGGGGTATTACAAGAGAAGATGTTTGACAACTTCAATGAATTCGCCAACAACATCGATGAAATTGCCAATCAGTATTATGCTGGCATGAAACCCGAAGTCTCGGTGGAGACGATCTATGATAGTATGGTAAGAAAGGAGAAGGTTACGAATGAACAACAAGGTGACAATAGAGGAATGGAATTCCTTGGTGAAACTGGTCCAGAACCTCAAGGCTAAGCTCGACCAGCTTCCAGTCCCATTCAAAATGATGTACAAGCCTCCCCAACGGGAAGAATATGTAAATATTGTTGAGTTTCTGGATGAACTCGATGAAAGACTTAGAAAGTTAGAAAATGGCAACGTTATTAGTTGATGGTCTCACAGTAGGACCAGCACCACTCCCAGGTCCACCGACAGCAAATCCAGCGATACCTTCGGCTACCTGGGAGTTTCGTCCAGTAGCAAATAAGTTACCTGATGGGGAGGGCGGACCTAATGCCAATTATATCAGCACTTATCAGCCATTCACATTAGCTGTGAGTGCTATCCCAACAGCACCCTTGGAGGTTATTACTAGTCTGACTATAACTCTGAAATCATGTGTTCTTGAGGACCCTCTACCTGGCTCTGAAACCACCCGTTCTCTAGATGCTCCCCTGAAGATTAAAGTGTCACCTTTCTGGGCTCCTGGGCTCTTCCTGGAGCCTCTGGTGGTCACTACGCCTGGGGCTGGTGGCGTCTGTACCATTTCAGGTTATTTCACTGAAAGAAATTGGTATGATCGAGAGATTGTAGTGTCATATTTAAATGCCGTTACCCGATTTACGAGTGACGGATTCTTTTATGCGCCTTTAGAGAACTTTCCAACGAATTTACCTTTCGATTTAAAGAAAATTAACAAGAAATTGAGATTTTATTTTGATGTTGTGATCACTTCAACATTAGGAACCTATCCTTCAACTGCTTATATGATTGTACAATACAATCAAAAGGCAGCGAATGAGCGTTTGAAGTTTTTATTGAAGCGTAGAAGAATAAATGCTATCCTAAATATTGAAGGAGATAATTTTGAAGAAGAGTAATGGACATTCCTGCTCTATACACCCCTGAGGACATGACAAGTGGACATGGACCATGGCCTCCTGTGGGGTATGCTCCGCCCCCTACAGGAGCTTCTGCTGGGGTATTCATCAATGGGAAGCAAGTACACCATGTAGGCAACGAAACGCTTCCTCATCAACATCTACCACCTGACGTACATACAGATCGTATATCAACTGGTTCACCAACAGTTTTTGTTGATAAGCAACCAATGGCAGTGATCGGTAGTTTATTAACATCTCAGTTTGGTCCTTCGGGACAGGTGGCGGCGTTTGGTGCCACCTCTGTGTTTGTTGACACCAGGAAGTAAATGGTGTATACTAGGGGGGTAGTTGAGTTTTAATCCTATGGCAAAGCGTCCCTCGTTTACTGGTGCTAACCAAATTGAGTCCAAACCGAAGAAGTCCCGTCAGGGAGATGGAAAGCATACAAAGTATGCTAGCACTAGTCGAAACAATGCCCGTAAAAAGTATCGTGGACAAGGTAACTAAAGACATTCAAGACTGGATTCTCAGTCTTACAAAACCAAAGCGTGAGTTAGGCAGGTTTGCCACCTGCCCTTACGCTATGTTTGCTAAGTATCAAATTGAAAAACGTCTGATTAGCGACTTACAGCCTCTAGAAGGGGTTGAAGTCGCTATTTTTGTATTGGATGATTCTCATACTCTCGATGAGCTTCTAGAGCGTTGTAGGCAGCTTAACGAAGCTTATCCCGATTACATTTTTTTAGATGATCATAAAGATGACCACACTTATATCAATGGCGTACAAACAAATAATGGCAAATATAATTTGATACTATGCCAAAATAAAGAGAAACTATTAAAAGCTAGAGAGTCTCTCCACACAACTCGTTATTATTCATTTTGGACGGAAGAGATGTATAATAAGATTGTACAGGGATAGCAACCCCTCTAAAAGTTCTGTTTAAACCTTATAGGAGAAAACAGATGGCATTATCACCCGTAGACAAAAGTGAGGCGTTTATTCAATCAGGTATGACTCTGATCTCAGACCTTGCTTCAGAAAAACACTTGAGAAAAGTTAGAAAAAATAATTATAAAGTACCAGAAGATCGTTTATCGAGACCTTGTGGCGGTGCCAACGGCTTCGATGATTATGTTGAAAGGTTTGAGGAGTGAGATATAAATAATATAAAAACAGTCCTATGCCCGATTTTCAGACTTTTAAAGATCTGAATATAACATTTAAACCTCACCCTATTACTGGAGACTTAACTACAGTAAAGGGTGAGGCTGCTATCAAGCAGGCTATTGTTAGTTTGCTATTAACAAATAAAGGCGAAAGGTTGTTCAAACCTAAAGTTGGGTCATCTTTAAATAAATTGTTATTTGAACCATTGGATGTTGCCACAGCTGCTCAAATAACAAATGAAATTAGAAATGTTTTGAGAACTTATGAACCAAGAATTTCGATTGTTTCATTAGAAACATTTACAAATTATGATTCTAATGGATTTGAAGTTGAATTAACTTTTGAAGTTATTGGCAGAGAAGACTTCCCACAATCCGTTACATTCTTTTTAGAGAGAACTCGATAAATGTCGTATACTCAAGTAAACAATCTAGATTTCGATCAGATTAGAATTTCATTAATCGAATATCTAAGATCCCATTCAGATTTCACTGATTACGACTTTGAGGGTTCTGCTCTTAGTACGTTAGTAGATTTACTTGCTTATAATACTTATTATACAGCATTTAACACCAATATGGTGGTTAATGAGCTGTTCTTGTCTTCCGCTACGATAAGAGACAATGTAGTATCATTAGCAAAGCAAATTGGTTATAAGCCAAAATCGATCACTGCTCCAGTAGCATATGTAAATTTTGACGTAGTTTTTACAGGAACTGCTCCAAATACTATATTTTTAAGAAAAGGAACTGGCTTCAACACAATTTTTGATGAGAATCTATATCAATATGTTGTAGTAGAAGCACAAGAAGCTGCTGTTAATTCAAATACTGCTGCTTTCAGAAATGTTCCTGTGTATGAAGGTGGTATTATAACAAATAGCTTTATTGTAAACACAGCTTTAAAATCTCAGCGTTTTATTATTGACAACCCTAATGCTGATATTTCAACCGTTCGTGTAAAAGTATATCCAAATCAAAATAGCACTCAATTTACTGAATACGAATATTCTGATAACATTCTGAATGTCAATAGAAATTCTACAGTATTTTACATCGAAGAAATTGAAGATGAAAGATATGAAATATTTTTTGGTGATGGAATATTGGGCAGAAAGCTAGAAAGCAATGAATTTGTTGAAATTTCTTACTTGATTACAAATGGTCCGTTAACTAATGGAGCAAGAACTTTCACGTTTGCTGGTGTATTAGAAGATATTAACGGAAATTCTGTATATCCAACACAGGTTACTGTTCTAAACTCCACCAACACTCCTTCTGATGGAGGAGAAGGCATCGAATCTATCACCAACATCAAATTCAATGCTCCAAAATATTTCGGCACTCAAGATCGTGCTGTGACGGCATCTGACTATGCTGCTATTATTAGCGGCAGAAACATTTATCCTGCTGTTGCTGATATTATCACTTATGGTGGAGAAGAGGAAAGAAATCCTGAATATGGCAAGGTTAAGATTGTAATCAAGCCAAAAAATTCTGCTTTCCTTTCATCAACGACTAAACAGGAAATTATTAGAAAACTAAAGCCTTACATGGTTGGATCTGTTATCCCAGAAATTTTAGATCCATCAATTTTGTATGTTGAAATGAATAGTAAAATTTATTTTGATAGATCAAAAACTACACAAAAGCCAGAAGAAATTCGTAGTAAAATTATTTCTGCTTTGGAAGAGTATATTGCTCAATCAGATACAGAAAAATTCAATGGTAAATTTAGATATAGTAAATTTATTTCTGTAATTGATGATGCTGATAGATCAATCAATTCAAACCAAACTTCGATTTTGATGAGAAAGGATTTCTTCCCATCACTTAATTCAAAATTCTATTATGAGCTTTGTTATCAAAATAAATTTGATTCTACATGTGATGGTCCAGTCGTCATGTCTACTGGTTTTACAACCAGTGATTACCCCAATTTTACAGTGTATTTTGAGGATAGGGCTGGCAAAATTGTCCTATATAGATTAGATTCTCTAACTGGTGATAAGATCATTTTAAATGATTCTTTAGGTGATGTTGATTATGAAAAAGGAGAGATAATGATATACGATTTAACTATTATTAAAGGTAGTTTCGACGATAATCGTATTGAAGTACGTGTAAAACCATTTTCAAATGATTTAAATGCTATTCGTAATGTCTATTTGGATATCGATATAGCAAAAAGTAAGTTCACTGCTTTTCCCGAGTAATTAAATGGCCGCTAAGACAAGAAAAATCTCAACCCTAATCGAGAGTCAATTACCTGGGTTCATTTCTAGCGAGTACGAAAACTTTTCTAAGTTTGTAGAGAAATACTACGAGCAGTTAGAACTACGTGGTCAGCCATTAGATATTTTATCGAATATCACTAAGTATCGTGATATTAATTTTTACGAAAAGAATTTATTAAACCAAAATACAAAGCTATCACAATCTATTGCTAATAATGCAACAACAATTAGCGTAGAAGATGCTTCTTCTTTCCCAGAAGAAAATGGTTATATCAGAATTGGTGACGAGATCTGTTTCTACAAAGAAAGAACAGAAACACAATTTTTAGAAGTATCTAGAGGTGTTAGCGGCAACAATACTCTAGGAGATCTATACACTTCAAGCGAATTCGTAACTACACAAGCGGCTCCTCATTACACAGGAGACGAAGTTTTCAACATTAGTAATTTATTCTTATACGCTTTTGTTAAAAACTTTGAAGCTGAATATCTCGGAGCGTTTCCAGAAAAGTATTTAAAGAATGACGTAGACAAGAGAACACTAATTAAAAATATTGGTGATTTCTACAGAGCAAAAGGAACTGATAGATCAATTAGATTTATTTTTAATTCTATCATTTCTAAAGATCCTACAGAGCAAGTATCTGTATACAATCCAAAAGATTTTACTTTAAAAGCATCAACTTCAGATTGGATTAATAAGTATGCTTTAAAAGTAAAAGTAATCTCTGGTGACGTAAATTCACTTGTTGGCAACACAATTACTCAAGCTTTAGATGATTTTGATAAGTCTATTACCTTTGCTTCTGCTGTTGTAGACAATGTTTCTTACATTGGCAAAGCAGGAAACGAAGATATTTACGAGCTTGTTTTAGAGCCTTCTACAGTAAATGGTTCTTTTAGAGTAGCTGGTAAAACAACTTTAAGAACTAACATTTCTCCTTCTGATGGACCAGGAAAAAGAATTGATGTATTTTCAACTCAAGGATTTCCAAAGCAAGGAAAAATACAAATTGGCTCAGAAATTTTTGAATACACAGAAAAGAACCTAAATCAATTTGTTATCACAGAAAGATCTGCCCAACAATTACACACAGAAGGTCAGCCAGTATACAGTTTTTCTACTATTGAAGGATCGGGAGTAACTCTTGTTACTTTAGGTGTACTTTATAACCTATTACCAAAAGATGGCAAGCCATATTCCGAAACTGGAGACATTGTACAAGCAGAAAGCTCTGGTTTTGAATCTAGACATCCAATAATTTTTGATGTTGAATCAAATGCCACAAGATGGTTATTAAATACAGACTTTGATAAAGTAAATTCTTTTGTTCCTGGCGTAAACAGTCAAGTAGGTGATTTAAATGCTGATGTATCAGCAATTTATGAAGATGACCAATATTTTTATATCTGCTCTTCATCTTTCCCAAATGTTACTGATTTATTAACAACTGAAGTTGTTGAGCCGTTAGCAGATCAAAAGCATCTAAAATTAATCAGAAAAAATCCAACTACAACAACTGAAGTATATCAAACTACAAATAGAGATGTAGGTATTTTAGTTGATGGAACTCCAATCTTTAGTTACAAAGATTTTGATTCTGTAAAATTTGGTAAGATTGAAACAATTACTATTGATAGCAAGGGCAATGGTTACGAAGCTGCTCCTTATGTTTTAATTAACGAGCAACCAAATAAGGCTTTGTCATCTTTGTCTGGACAAACAGTTGGAGAAATAACTTTAATTTCAGATGACAACTATCAAGAAGATCCTGTAATTAGAATTACATCTGGCGAAGGAGCAAAATTATCTGCTGTTGTAACAGAAGGAAGAATTACAAGTATAAAAGTAGATAATCCAGGTCAATACTATTCGTCGCCACCTATCATTAGAATTATTGATGAATTGGGTAAAGGTAATTTTGCCGAATACGAAGCAATCTTAACTACTGATGGAAAAATTGAATCTTGTAAAAGAATCAGTGGTGGTAGATTTTATACAAGAGGATATGTTTCTATTTTTGTAGATCCTGTAGGAAAAGGTGCTCAAGCATCGGCTAAAATCAAGCGTTGGGTAAAAAATAGATACGAAAAACTTAAAAATTCATTAGACACAAACAATTCATACGTCTTTGAAAATTTTGATATTTCAAGAAAATATGGGTATGGTGTAGTAGCTAACCCAGTAGTTTTAAGAAAAAGAATTAACGATAATTTAACTTCTGCTTACGAGCAAACAGCAACATTAAAACATTCTCCTATTATTGGATATGCTTATGATGGCAATCCAATATATGGACCTTATGGATATTCTGATCCAGTTAATAGTAATTCTTCTATTGCTAGACTTTCAAGTGGCTATCAATTAAAAAATTCTCGTCCCAATGGTCCTTCTATTACTGAATATCCATTGGGTACTTTCATTGATGACTACACATGGGTTCCTAGTGTACAATCAGGAAAACTTGAACTAGATCAAAATAATGGCAGATTCTGTGTAACACCAGATTATCCAAATGGTGTTTATGCTTATTTCTTGTCAATCAATTCAAGCAACACGCCTGTTTTCCCATATGTTCTGGGCAATAACTATTATTCATTGCCTGTTGACTCTAACTACAATTCAAAAATTTCACAGGATGATATTCCTACAAATGTAAAGAGATTAAAAACTTCTGATTTTGAGGAAAACGGATTAAACTTTATTGGATTTATCAAAGATGTAAAATCTGGTACGGTATCGAAAGCTGCTGTTTATAATTCACTTCCTAATTTTTCAGTAAATTCTTTTATTTCAATCAATGACTTTTTAACAGAAGGTTTTGGAGCAGAAGCTAACGTTTCTTCTGTACAAGGAAAAGATGTTGTTTCGTTAGAATCAGAACAGACTAAAGCTGTTCAAATAAGAATTGACAAAATTGCTTATCTGTTTGAAGGAGATGTCATTACTCAAAATCAAAGTGATGGTAATCAAGCTGGTGGTGTTTTAATAGGTGATGTTATAAATGATAGCGAATTTGTTCTAAGGAATGTTTCTGGACAATTTAACTTAACTGATCCAATCTCATCTTCAACTGAAGTTTTAACATTGATCCTAGACAAAAATTCTACCTTTACTAAGGGGTCAATTTTAACGTTAACTGACGGCAAAGGAAAAGCTAATTCTGATATAGCAACAGGAGAAGTTCTTGAAGGCATTCTTCGCCAAAATTCTTTGAAGATTAAAGTTATTAGTGGTCAATTTAACATTGATGACAACTATTTCTTAAAGAGCAGTAATTTAGGTGATACTTCTAGATCAAAAATTATTAGCAAATTCTCGTTAAGTAAAAATTTGAATATCTTTGAAATCGATGATAAAGTTGCTATTTTAGAAACAGAAGAAAATCATAACGTTGCTATTGGCGATAAAATTACAGTTGATGTTTTACCAAATGATGCTGAAACACAAACTACATATTTTGTAAGAAAAAGATTATATCAAAAAGCAATTTTAAATCAAATATCACACAATTCTCGTATTGTTGACAGGGGAATTGGTAGTGCTGATGTTTTAAACAGTGGATCTGATTACACTTTTGCTCAATCATATCAAAATGTCGAATTAATCTTCCAAGATTCTACAAAAGCAAGAGATGGTCTTGGTCTTCCAGGAAATCCAAATAACGCAAAAGCTACTATTGAAATCTCAAATATTGATGGCTTAGGTTATGGTCCTGTACGTAGAGTTACTATAACGAACAAAGGATCTGGTTATTTGCCAGGAGATGTTCTAACTGTAGCAGATGAAGATTTAGGTAGATTATCAAATACTGGCAGTGAACAAAGATTGTACATTGTTGTAGACCATGTTGGTTTTGCTGCTACTAATGAAACACTAAAATTATCTAACATCACCAATTTATCAATTGGCGATTATTTGAAATTAAATGAAGAAATTGTACAAATTACTAGTGTTGATATAGAAGAAAAATCTGTTCGTGTAGAAAGAGGTCAAAAAGGAACTAGACCAACTAATCATTTTGACGGGTTAGCTGTATCTCTTTTTGAAGGAAATTATAGATTTGCCGAAAATTATCGTCCATTTGGCGAACAAGCTAATACTCCGTACATTATTTCTTATGATGAAAATAAGAAGGAAATTTTTGTTTCATATGATTACGGAACTACAAATCCAGTAAAAATACTTCAAAGTTCTATTTTCTTTGATTCTAGCACACCAGCTAAACTAGTAACTATTAAAACAGCAGAAGATCCTCAATTTAATTTAGAATTTTCTAAGAATACAGAAGATAATTTAATAACAAATCCAATTATTGAAATACAAAAATATTACAAATATAAATTTGACGTTAGCCATTTTTCCATGGTTAACACATATCTAGATTTTTCAGCTAGTTCAAATTATAACATTTTTACAGAAGAGAAATTTGTAAGTAATGTTTCTCCTGGTAGCCCAGGATCTTTTGTAACTATCAAATTAGGATTTGGTCCAAATATTTCAAATAATAATTTTACAGAAAGAAGAAGAATTAATTTTAATAATTATTTTTATTTCATTAAAGTTTCACCAGATGTTAATACCAACAATTCTTTCTTAAAGATTATAGATGATCCTTTGGTTGGAGAAAAGACAGTATCTTATGCCACTAGCAAAAAATTAGTATACAAATTATCTACAATACCAGAATATGATGGCACAGGAGTAATTACGTATACCACAACTTCTCCATTTGCCATTGGTAAAATTGATAAAATAAAAATTACAAATACTGGACAAAATTACAAAAAGATACCTACAGTTGATGGAGTTCTTCCTTCTGCTGAATACGAATGTTTAGTTGATCCTATTTACGATACTTTAAACAAAACTGTTGTTGGTTTTGATATTATCCAGCAAGGAATTAATTATTCAAAACCAAAAGCTATTATCATTGATTCTGAATCAGAATACGAATTTAAATGTATTCAAGAAAGTGGTAAAGTTACATCAATTCTCGTTTTAAACGGTGGTAAATTTACAGAAAAACCAACCGTAAAAATAATTGAAACAGACGTAAGTATTTTCCTAGAGTCTGAAACTATTGGCGTACCACAAAATATTAGTATAGTTAATAATGGTTATTATTTTAATGCCGATAAAACAACACTAGCTAAGTACAAATCAAATACCACATTTTTACTTAAAGATTTTAATGATTATGATTTCTTCCCTGGAGAAACTATAACTCAACCTTTCACTGGAGCAAAAGCAAAAGTATCAAAAAATGGTTGGCGTGCTGGTAGTAATTTATTAAAAGTAGAAAACATTCAAGGCATATTTGAAAATAACTATCCTATTTTCGGCAAAGACGTTACTAGAACTGCTATTCTAGTATCACAACTAAGTACAGAATTTAATCCTGACATTAGATCATATTATGATAACTTAGGATTTTATTCATCCGACAAAGGAAAGGTTGGAGCAAACTCACAGAAATTATTAGATTCGTATTTCTACCAAGATTATTCTTATGTAATTAAATCAAAAACTCCAATTGAAGTTTGGAAAGATTTGATTAAAGAAACCACTCACCCAGCAGGTTTCCAATTATTTGGTGAAGTATTAATTGAAACGGATAGCTCAATCACGATGCCATCCGATCAAAAAACAGTAGAAACTTATAGTGTAATTACTCTAGCGCCAGTAAATATCACTGTAATTGATACTAGAAAATATGTAACTAATACTGTTGTAAAATATGAATCATTACTTGTAGAAAGAGGTCTAGGAGCTGTTTCCGTAGATACATTTGATTCTTCGGAAACATTAGCATATAATGTAAGATTGTCTCCAGAATTTGATGGAGATTTTGATCCAAACACAGGTAAAGTTGTTGGCACTACAGAATTTACTTTAATTAATACCAAAACAAATACTCCACTATTTTTAGACAATCCACAACAAATTGTTGTAACTTTAGACGGTATACTACAAGAGCCAGGAAAGTCTTATACAATTTCTGGAACAACAATTAAATTCTCCCAACCTCCATTTGGTACTAGAATTGTAGAAGGGCAAGAAGTCAGCCCACAAAAATTCTATGGTAGAGCGATTAAGTTTAAAAATTCTTCATTAAATTCAAGATACTTCAAAAAGATTAAATCGATATCAAATCAATTTGATGGAGTTAAAACTTCGTTCGATTTATACTATGAAGATAATTCTATTGTCAAAACAGACCAAAACGAAAACTTAATTGTAACTCTAAACGGAGTTATTCAAAATTCTAAGTCTTTTGCTGATACTCAATTCGGTAATTCTTATTATATTTTAAGGTCAGAAGATCCAAGCGTTACAGATAAAATTGTATTTTCTTCCGCTCCAATTGACCAGGAAGATCAATATGATACCGAATTACCTTCCGAATTAAAAGGAAGTGAGAAGTGCTTTATCTACACTATTGGCAATTATGAAAGATTTACTATCGAGAATAGACTCATTGAATTTAGAAAGGGTGGTCCTTATCTAATTCTTGATGAGTTAGAAGGAAGAGTAAGAAAAATTGATGAATCATTATATGCTTTTGTTATAATTGATGGTGTTTTACAAAGAGAAGGGGATTCTTATCAAATTGTAGGACCCAATATTACCTTTACGAATCCTCTCCAAAAATATATCTCTGAATCGGGAGAAACAATTTATCAACAAGTTTCTATTATACTGGTATATGGAAGAGATTTACCAAAGTCATTAACATTCTATGATTTTGAACCAGATACTTATTATAATTCAATTGATGTAACTATCGTTGGAAACAACGTAAGTCAGACATTTAGTGACCTCTACACAGATCTATCTGTTTTCAAAATTGTTTTAAATGAAGGAGATAATACTCTTGGATACATAAGAGGATTTAAAAAAGTATCAAGTAATGAAATTATTGTGACATTATTAAATCATAATTTATCTGATACTATAAATCTATCTGACCCAGACTTGAAAATTATTAATATAGAAGAACTTGAAGAAACTTTTATTTTAGTTGAGCAGTTAGATACTGCTAGTTACAACTATAATGTTACCTTTCCAGATGAAACAAATGATTGGAATGTTACCACAACATTTAATCCTACTCAAAATTTAAGCGATTCTACTTTAACCTTAAGACAAGGAAATACAGTAACATTTAACGTAAACACTCTAGGAAGACCATTTTATATTTTAGATAGATTAGAACCACAAAATAGTGAAACTTCTACATTTGTTTTGTCTTATAATGGAACTGGTTTTGTAGATCCAGGAAGACCTACTGATGTAAATCCAAGTATCTTTGTTTCTGCTTATAATATATTAGAATTAGTTATATCTTCTCCAAGTTCGGTGTCTATTGTAAAAGATGATGGATTTGGAAATAGAACTCCTGTAACTAATAATATTCTTAATAATGGCACGTCAAATGGGACAATTACTTGGGTAATTCCAAATGATTTAACATCAATATATTATTATCAATTAGATTCAGATCCATCAGTATATAATAGAATATTCGTTAACAGTTATACTGGATCATATTACAATCAAAATTATGAAGTTCCTGCTGTACAGAATAATGGCACTTTTAATGGTGTTGTTACATGGAACTTAACAGAATCTACCACCGTACAAAAATATTACTATGTTGATGTTTTTGGTCCATATTATGGCGAAATAAATGTTTTATCAGGAGAACCAATTTTTGTTCCTCAAATAACAACACAATACAAAGAATATCCAATATCAAATGTTGATTCAATTGAATATTCTTACACTGAAGATTCCGAAGGAAATAGAATATTAAAGAGAAATATTTCTCCTTGGTTATTTGACACTAAAGCAGGAGATGATGCTTGGCTAGAAAAGAATGTGTTGAATGCTAATTTATACCCTGGTGATAAAATTCAAATTGATGGTGAATTAGATTATCGTGAAATACTATCATTACCTAATTTTGTCAACACTAGAAATTACAATCCTTCCGAATATATTTCAAACCAAATTTATACCAAAGTAAGGTCTACAAACTACGAAGGTATTACACGAGGAGAAGGATTAAGTATTACTGCCAATGTAGACTTTGAAGATGGTTCTATTAGCTCGTTAAATGTTTCTGATATTGAATACAATAAGAGAGACCTACAACTTTATTTTGAAAGAGGAATTTTATTACAACCAACAGCATATCAATATTACACCACTCCAAAAGTTTATTTCATTCCAGTTGATGGTAATGGCGGTGGAGCTAAGGCAGAAGTAATTGCTTATGGTGGTCAAATACTTGATATTGTTTTAGTTGATGGTGGTTCTGGTTATACTCAGCCACCAAAAGTTGTTGTGGCTAGAGGTTATAACAGAATTAAACAACCTACTAGAAAGATTGATTCCTCTACAGTATTAAATATTTCTTCTAGTATAGCAATTACAACGGAGCATAGCACAACTTCTACTATTACTATTTCTGGTTCTGGTCCTGCTGCTCTTGGTATTTTCTCTTTAATTACTTTTGGTGGATTACTTGATAAAAAAGAATTAGATAGATTTGTAACTCAAATTATTACGCCAAAACCAAAAGTTTTAGCTACTGCTCAGCAAAAATTTGACACAGAAATCTTAATTGATTCTAGAACTTCGATTGCTGATCCTTTAAATTATATTACATCAAGACAAATTACTTCTATTATTGATGTACCAGCAGATATTGTTTCTTCTTCAACAATATCTTCGATTGACAGAGAAATTACTGTTAATATAAACAAAATTTTAAACAATGCTATTATTGAAATTCCTTCAGATGCCACAAATGATGTTGGTGCTTTCTTAGATGCTCCATTATCTCTAACTGATACTATTGTTTATATTCCTGATACCAGAAGATTCCCTGATGCTAGCAGACTTCTTATCGGTAAAGAAATTGTTAGATACGCTAGAAAACTTTCTGATCGTTTCCTTGGTGTAGAAAGAGGTGCTGCTGGCACAACGGTGACAACACATGAAGCTGGCGATTATCTAAGACATTTACCAGAACTAATTTCTATTGTTCCTGTAGGTCCAACTACTATATTCACCACAGAAGTTACTTCTACAGTTATTCCTCAGCCTACAGTATTAGTACAATCTATTTCGTTGGTTGTAGAAGCGAGTGTAATAGAAGATGTAGAAAGAGAAATTAATACTCAATATAACTTTGAAGTACCTGATGTAAAAGAAATTGATGTTATTAAGGAAATAATTATAATTCCTCCAATATCATATAATGTTGTTACTAACATTTACTCAACTCAAAGTTATGTTTCTACACTTACTGAAGCAGGAGTATTAAATGTATCGAATGCTGTTAATGTTCAAATGTCTGGTGAGACAGACAAAGAAATTACAACAGTACAGTCAATTAACTTAGAATTAGATGTAATTACTTCTTCCACAATTACAACAGAAGTTGATTATACATTTAGCTCTGTATCTAGTGTACTTAGCACTTCTTTAGTAACTAGTGATAGGTTAATTACAAACTTTGTCAATATTGGTTTAGATAATACTAACTTAGTAGAATCAACTAATATTACTGTATTAGCAGCAAATGCTTTATCCGTAGTATCCACATTAACTACTATTTTATCTGATCCTATTTCTAGGGAAATAAAATTAAATCATAATCTATACGCTGACAATACATATATTCAAACGTCTAATACGATAACCACTAACCTAGACGTTCCATTAACTGTATATACATTATCAACTCTGTTATCTTCTAAGTTAGCTAAAAATGCTGATGTAACTAGATTCTATAAAACAGGAACTTTAGATTATTACCTTGAATCAATTATATTAGATAATGTTGTTCTTACGAGAACAGGTGAGGTAATTTTAGAAGATCCTATCAACGAAGTTTTAACAAGAAATAATGGAATAGTAGAAGTTGAAAATAAAGCTGTAATACTTGACGAATTTTATACTTCATACTATTCAATAAATGCTGGCTTTAATTTGAAAACATATGAAAATAATAAGTTTATTGATACTGGATTATTATCAACTTCTACTAGTATCGAAGAAATTTCCTTCATATATCCAACAATTACGGTAGATGATTTTACCGAACGACCATATTCAGCAATTACTTTATCTGGAGCAAAATTCAATTTAGCTGCTCCATCAATTCAAAATCCTGTTGTACTTTCTGTACTAACAGATCTTTCAACAACAAATATCTTGAGTGTTGTTGGTAATACTTCTAAATTCCCAACATCTGGTTACTTATTCCAAGGTTCTTCGACCCAATATACAGTTATTTCTTACACAGGAAAGACTTCAACATCCTTTACTGGTTGTACAGTAATTTCTGGATCTAGCACCATAGATTCAGGAAATGATATCATTCCTTACTCGGTTTGATATAAATATAAATAAATCAGACAAATAATTTCAATAGAGAGATTCTTCAATGGCTGCTATTATTTCAGATAAGTTTAGAATTTTTAATGCTAAACAGTTTCTAGAATCTCTTTCGGAAGGCAGTACAGACGTTAGCGCCGAAAGAACTAGAATGTATTTTTTCGTAGGTCGTCCTCAGCGTTGGGATGCTTACTTAGAAGTTTATAACAAAAATGCTACTGCTTTCGTCGATGGCGACGAAGTTTATGTAGGTTCTTCTTATGGTTCTGCTACATTTAAGGCAGTTGTAAGAAAAGTATACGAAAATAGCCTCCTACTTTATAGCATTGGACCAACCGTTAGCTCTGCTCCTGCTGTAGGTTCGACATTAAAAGGTTGGAACGGCGTTGCTGACACTGGCGCTCAAGCTCTAACTGGGGTTTATCGTTACGCTACTGAAGATGTACCCCCAGTACCTCTAGATAACCAAAAAGAAAAGTATGATGTTTATGATGACATCATTGCTGCTAAGAGAATTACTTCCGAGTTTGCTAGAACAGTTATTAGACGTTACAACTGGGATCTAGTTGCTAACCCTAAGTTTGACATGTGGAAGCCTGACTACTCTGCTACTCCAGGTAGCGGTGGTCTAATTGGTAAGGCTTCGGCTACTGGTGCTACCTCAATTGCTGATGCTAAGTTCTACGTAATTAACTCAAATTACGAAGTATTTAAGTGTCTATATAACGGTCAAACTCCCGCTAACCCAACTGGTCAAAACGCTACCAACGAGCCAAAGACAACTCCTTCGGCTGGTCAAGGTACTTATTCTGGTGGTCTATTCACTGAAGAAACTGGTACTGCTGGATATGTTTGGAAGTACATGTATACCATCCCAACTGATGATGTACTACGTTTCCTCTCTACCGACTTTATGCCTATTGTAGCTCCTACAGAGCCTTCTAGAGTTGCTGTACAAGCTGCTGCTGTAAATGGTGCCGTACATGTTGCCCTAATTGAAAATGCTGGTGCCAACCTTCCAAACGGCACACATTATGCTCCTATCATTGGTGATGGTTCTGGTGGTAAGGTTAGCTTGGTAGTTAGCGGTGGTGCTGTAACTAGCGTATCTGTAGTTGCTGCTGGCACTGGATACACATATGCTTCAGTTCGACATGGAAATGGAGCTTAATGGTAAGCGTGTAATGACAAACATTCGCTTAACCTATGCTGAAGGTAATGGTGATTTCCCTGTAGATAACGACTTCCGTAGAATCGGTATTATCAAGGATCCATATGCTTTTGGTACTACTACTTTTGCTACCACTTCAACTCTAAGCGGTGTTCGTGCTCTAAAAATTACTGGAGCTACTGCTGATTATCAGGCAGACGAAGTTATTTCTCAAACTGTTACTGGTGGCACTGCTTTTGGTACTGTAGTTTCTTGGACATTGGATTCAGGAAGCACCACATCAGGTGTTCTTAAGTATATCCAATCTCCAGATCTACACACAAATAATGGTGTAGTAAGAGCATTTGAATCAAACGGAGCTAATGCTGTAACTGGGGGTTCTTCCCTTGCTTCAGGTAACGTAGATACCGCTAATAATGCTGTTCTTAGTGGCGTAACTTTTGCTTCTGGTGTTGCTACTCCAGAAATTGAAAACAATTCTGGCGAAATTATCTACGTAGAAAACAGAAGACTCATCACAAGAGCCCCTGACCAAATCGAAGATATCAAGCTAGTTATTGAGTTCTGATTTATACATTTTACCCTTCTAAATAATACTACGAGATACTAGTATAATGTCGGGGTAAAATGCCACAGAAGACAAATCTTAATGTAGCGCCATATTATGATGATTTTGATCCTTCAAAGAACTTTTATAAAGTTCTTTTCAGACCTGGGTATTCAATACAGACGAGGGAGTTAACCTCCCTCCAGTCTATTCTTCAAGGACAAATTGAGAACTATGGTAAGTTCCAATTTAAGCAAGGAGAATTAGTAATTCCTGGTGAAGTAGGATTAAATAACAAGTTAAATTATGTTAAGTTGTCTTCTGTGTCAGAAGTTGCTGTAAACGAAAACGGCAATATCGTATATAAAAAGTATGACATTAAACAACTTATTGGATCACAACTAAGAGGTATTAACTCTGGTGTTGTTGCCTCTGTAATTGAAGCTGATTATGGAACAGAAATTGAATCTGATACAATTTTTGTAAACTACTTAACAAGTGGCGATTCCAATAACGAAAATACTTTTAGACAAGGCGAAACTTTAGAAGTTATTGGTGGCGTAAATACTCCTTTACTAGTTGTGGGAACCGATGGCAGTGTTCTCCCAACTAGTATTTTTGTAACTAATCCAGTTACAGAAGAAACAACCAGCTTACAAAGTCCTGCTATGGGCTTTGCTTCTGCTGTAGAAGTAAAAGAAGGAATTTATTTTGTCAACGGATACTTCGTACAAAATAAATCTCAAATTTTAGTTATTGACAAATACTACGACAAGCCATCAGCAAAAGTAGGTTTTGTTATTAAAGAATCTATCGTAACTCCAGAAGAAGATGCTTCTTTGTATGACAACTCTAGAGGATATTCAAATTTCTCATCACCTGGAGCACATAGATTAAAGATTGATTTAGAACTTCAAAAGTTTGATTACTTAGCACAAACAGATAAAAACTTCATTCAATTACTACAGATCAATTCTGGCGTAGTTGAAAGACAAATCAAGCCTGCTGATTATACATTACTAGAAGAAACTCTTGCCAGAAGAACATATGACGAATCTGGTGATTATGTAGTTGATAATTTTTCTTTTGATGTAAGAGAATACTATCAAAAATCTGGTAATAACGGTATTTACCGTTTAGATACAAATAGCAACACAGTAAATGGTCTAGAGCCAGCAGAAGCTGCTGCCAAGATGATTTTAGGTGTTGGTCCTGGCAAAGCTTATGTCAAAGGCTTTGAGATTGTTAACAAAGAAACTAAAAATATTACAATCAATAAAGCTAGAGATACTCTAGTAAAAGATAATGTAACTATCAAAACTAAGGGATTATCTCAGTTTAAAATTACCAACTTATATGGTACAGTTCCATTGAATACTATTGGTGATGAAATTACATCATCCCCAAATATTTTACTAAATTCTGTATTTAATGATGGAACTATTGGATTAAACAATGAAGAATCTTCTCTATACTTTAAGCAGACAAAAAATAGAAGATCAACACCATTCACATTAAGTGATGGCATCAAAACTATCTACGTTCAAGTAACTGGAGAACTACCTACTCTAGAAACAGATTTCCCAACCAAATTGTGGTTTGTTAAAACTAGAAGTGGTGGTCTAGCATCAACCGTAGATTTTGCCGATGTTATCGGTCATTCTGTAGTAAGAAGACCTGAAGTTTCTGAATCTAGTGGTCAATTTTATATTGAATTTACTGTAGTTGGTAAAAAATCTTTACTGGATACTTATTTGATTGAGTATGATGAAGGCGGAGCAGCAAAGAAGAGATACGTATATCTATCTGAAGTAGAAGCATTATCTAATTCTAGTAATTCAATTTACGGCATTGTAGTTGACTACAATGAAACTATTACACCCGTAATTGGTATCGCTAAGCCAAAAGATTTTTCACTAATTAAAAGAGCTTCTGGATTTAATGAAGATACTGACATTGTTATTTCAAAGGGAAGAACTGGTTCTAACACTAGACCTTATGATGCCACATTTAATTTCTCTTATTTTAATCCAGTATTCTTCACAAGAATTAAAACAGATACTCCTATAGATACAGGATTTACCACTGGTAAGTATATTATAGGAAGAACAAGTGGAGCTTATGGAGTTATTGAATCGGACACAACAGGAAATTATACATTTGGAAACACTTTATTCGTAACCACTTTATCTGGAACATTTGTTTCTGGAGAAACAATTTTAGATGAAGATGGAAATGCCATCAAGATTGCTAAAGATAATACCATTTCTCATTTCATTGTTACAAATGGAGGAAACTCATATCCTTCTACTTCTAAAATTGTAGTCAATGGTCAAGAAATTGATCAGTCTAAAGTATCAGTAAAAGAGTATGGAGGAACATTATATTCAGTTTCTATTGTTGATAGAAACGGATTGTCTTCCGTTTATTCTTCTCCTCCCACAGTAACAGTTACACCAGCTCCATCTATTTCAACAAATGCTGCTACAGTTGTTCCTGTATTAAATAAAAATTCTGTATTAACATATACTCCACAAAACATCAAGTCTTTCTCATCGACTTATAATAACTACAAGTTTACTGCTGATATTGATGTATCAAGTACAGAGTATTCTACTTACTCACAGGTAACTGATTTTACTTTCTTTGGTTACAGAGGAAGAAAGTATGTTGAATGTAATGGTTTTGGAGCTAATCTATCTAAAGATTTAGTTCAAGGCGATCTAATTCAATTTACTGATGTCAACAATAACGTTATTAGAAACATTGTACAATCAGTTACTGATCCAGAGGGAATTATTAAATCGAGAATTTATTTGGATTATGCTTTACCTGATGATATTAGTAATGCTTCTATTATTAGATTAAGACCAAACATTCAAAATGCTAACAGCTCTACTTTAGTTTTCCCAACAGGATCTAAGCAAGTTGGTTCGTTAATTAAGGATACTAGTGATACCAAATTCAAGTATTATGTAAGAAAAGATTTTATCACTGATCTGTCTTCAAGTGGTGGAAATATTACATTTACTGCTCAACTCCCAGTTGGTACTCAAAGATTTGTAAGCTTTAGTGAAAACAATTATATTTTAACTGTATTAGATAAAGGATCTTCTACAACAGTCAATAATGGTGATATTGTTTATATTTCTCCAGACAACGTAACTATTATTCAGTCAGAAATTACTGCTAATCAAGTATCTGCTGGAGCATTTTTAATCAACTTACCAACAAATTATTTCGGTGATATTCCTTTAGGCGGCACGTTCCCTAAATTAAAGCTAACTGCTACCATCGAAATTGATAAAGCAAGACCTAGATTAAAGACATCTATCAAAAATAAGAGAATTGTTGTAATCTCCAGTGGAGATAGAGTTATCCCTCTACGTGGTCAAGATTATGATGGAGAAACTATCGAAACATTCTCGTATTCAGATGCTTATAGATTAAGATATGTTTATGAAGGAACAACTACTAATCCACCTAACGTAGATGCTAACGGTAATTTAGTCAGCGGTACTGACATTACCTATAAGTTTACTTTTGATGACGGTCAACGTGATACTTTCTATGATGTTTCAAGAATAGTATTAAAGCCTGGATTTGATCCACCATCAGGACAACTAGTAGTTGCTTTTGATTATTTTGAACATTCTCAAGGAGATTTCTGTACAGTTGATTCTTATCTTCACGAAGCTGGCGTTACTGTAGATGAGATACCTTTGTTTAACTCATCAGTTAATGGAGTTATTTCTCTCAAAGATGCTATTGATTTTAGACCAAAGGTAGATAGCGAAACTACAGTTACTGGCTTCCAAGACATTTCTATTTTAGCTAATCCAAATGGTAGAGATTATGTAAACTTTGTTGGTTCTGGTGGAGTTACTTCTCTAACTCCTGCCTCAGATTCCAATTTAGAATATACTGTCTCATTTACAGAAACTCAGTACCTAGATCGTATTGATGGAGTATTCTTAACTAAGAAAGGTGATTTTATTGTCAAGGAAGGTAACTCATCACAGAACCCATCTAAACCAGATCCTGTTGATGATGCTATTGCTTTATGTTATTTACACATTCCAGCGTACACAAACAACAGCAAAGACGTAAGAATTATTCCTGTAAATAACAAGCGTTACACAATGAAGGACATTGGTAAGCTTGAAAAGAGAATTGAAAGACTAGAATATTACACTACTCTAAGTATTCTTGAGCAGCAAGCATTAAACATGCAAGTCAAGGACGAAATCGGTCTTGATAGATTCAAGAGTGGATTTATCGTAGATAATTTTGAAGCTCATAGGATTGGCAATTTAGCTTCTATCGATTATAAGTGTGCTATTGATTCTCAGCAAGCCGTATTAAGACCACAAACAAAAGAAGATTCGTTTACTTTAGTTGAAGTTAATACCAGAGAAGATCAAAGAAGCGTTGCTGGTTATGTTAATAATAATGGAGTAATTACTCTTCCATTCAAAAGCTTGAAGTTCTTGGGCAATGATAATGCTACAAAAACTTTAAATCCAAATCCATTTGTAGTTATTCAATATGTTGGTGAAGGATCACTAAGTCCCACAATAGACCAATGGTATGATACTACTGTTGCTCCTTTAGTTAATGACACAAACACAAAATTAAATACTATCTTCTTAGCTAAGGATGATGTTAAAGAATCTTTTGCTAGCTTACATAATTCTTTCATTGTAAACTGGACAGGAACTAATAGATCTTTCTACAATATTGAATCTCTTGCTAACATTAACAGTGAAGAAATTCAATCTTCTGTTACTAATGCTTTAGTTGCTAGCTCTTCTAACGTTAGTCCACAAAATAATGAACTGGCGAAAGGTGTTAACACAAAATCAGTAAATGAATTAAATGTTTCAACAGAGTTACAATTCTTTGCCAGATCGATTCCAGTTAAATTTGTAATCAATAGACTAAAACCAAATACTAAAGTATTTGTGTTTATGGACAATAGAGATATTGGTAGATGGGTTGTTCCTGATACTAGATTTACTGGTGTTCCAGCAAACTCTTTATCGACATTTAATTCTCCTTTAGTTACTGATTCAAATGGTAATTTGAGTGGTATCATTCTTATTCCAGCTGGCAAAGCTCCAACAGAGAATAGCCGTTGGACTGGAAATCCTGATACCGTTTCATATGATGAAAATTCTGAGGAAGTTAGATTCACTAGTGGTGCTAAAACAATTAGATTCACCTCAAGTTCTACTAACGATATTAAAGAAAATGTAGATACTTATGCTGATGTTAAATTCTATGCTACTGGCATAATTCCACAAAATCCTCCTTCTATTGTTTCAACAGAAACAGCATTCTTCAAAGCTAATGAAGGTGTTCAACTTGTCAATAGCAATACTGATCTAGAAATTAAACCAAATCCATTGGCTCAAACTTTCAAAATTGAAAACTATCAAGGTGGTGTTTTTGTTACTGGGGTAGATCTTTATTTTGCTAAGAAGAGTTCTTCCATTCCTATAAGAGCATATTTAACTAACATTGATGTTGGTAAGCCAGGAAAGTTTGTAGTACCTGGAGCAGAGTGTACTTTGAGACCAGAAACACTATTAAAAATATATGTAACTGGCGATACAGAGACAATTTCTATCAGCAAGTCGGAATTTGTAACTGGAAAAAATTCTAATGCTAGTGGTCCAATTTTAAAAGTTTTTGACAAAAATAACATTCAAATTGGTGACGAAACTTCCACAACTTTTGAATTAAACAAAGAGCAAGTATATACTCTTGTTCTAGAAAATCACAACGGTGTTTCATTCGTACAAAATGAACAGCTTGTTATTCCTTCCGTAAAAGATTACAATGCTAGAAATAATACCAATGTAGCAATCTTTATTGCTAAAGATTCTGGTAAAGTTGTTGATTTGAAGGTAACTAATGTAGGAGAAAACTATACCAGTGCCACAATTATTATTGAAAGTCCTCAACTTCCTGGCGGCAGCACAGCTACTGGTACTGTTGATGTTTCTGACGGGAAAATTTATAATACAAACTTGTCCTTAAATGGAAGAGGATACACTGAAGCTCCTTCTGTTGTTATTAGAGGAGTTGGCACTGGCTCTGGTGGTGCTGTTATTGAATCAGTTATTGAGATTGATACTCCAGCTGTTTCTATGGGCGTGGCGATCGATAGAGATGGTGTCACTCCATCTACGGTTCCTACAAGATTTAATTTCAAGTACCCAGTTTATCTACAAAATAATACTGAGTATGCTTTAAATATTGAAACTGATTCTATAGAATATGAATTGTGGGCTTCTAAACTCGGTGAAACTGAAATTTCCACAAGCAATGTAGTTTCTTCACAACCTTTACTTGGTTCTGTTTATAAGTCACAAAATACTGATAACTGGACAGAAGATTTATTTGAAGATATTAAATTTAATTTATATAAAGCAGAATTTAGTATCTCAAGAAATGCTGAGCTTTTAGTTTCAAACCAAGACTTAGGTTATGAATTACTAGATCCATCTCCATTTGAGACTAGTGTAAGATCAGCAACAAATGCTACATCTTCATTATTCAAAAATAATAATTCGATTATTAAAGTTACTCACAGAGATCATGGTTTTGAAGATAATGGAGATTCTTTTGTATTCTTCAAAAACTGTGAAGATGTTGGAGGAATTTCTTCTGTAAGCTTAAACAGTGGATTATTTAAAATTACCAACTCTGGTATTGACACATATAATATTGTTGGACCAAATAGAGCTGGTTCCAGCATTCTTGGTGGAGGAAATAAAGTTCTCGCCTCATATAATAGAAAGTTTGAAAAACTTTATGCTCAAGTAGCATTTTTAAAATTAGATGGAACTTCGGTAGATTCTTTCGTAAAAACAACTAATATTGTTCCAGTTGATTCTAGAACAACAAACTATGTTTCATATTCACAAACTGATTTTGAAAAAACTTTTATCAATGAAGAGCAATTCTTCACAAATCAAAAAGTTATTTCATCAAGAATCAACGAGACATTAAATCAAATTGACAGATCTCTCACATACAAATTTGTATTATCTTCAACTAATGCCAACTTAAGCCCTGTAATTGATTTAAGATATGCCTCTGTCAAAACACAATCTTCTCGTGTAGAAAATTCAACTGGTTATGAAAATCGTTATGGTAAGAGAAATCAAATTCTTCGCTTCTTGCCATTGTATAACTTATCCCTAAATGTTGTTGGCTCATCTGGTGTAATCGGTCAAAATCAAACTTTAGTTGGCAACACATCTAAAGCAGAAGCTACTATTGTTCAAATAACAAATAGTGTAGCTTTAGTAAGATTAAAATCGAAAACTCCATTTATTCAAAATGAAGGAGCTACACTAATTGGTTCTGATGGTATTATTATCGATACTATCAGCATTACTATTTCATCAATTTCTGAATTAGAATTTAGTTTTAGTGAAAATTCAAATGTTGTTTCTTATTATCCACAAAATGTCAATATTGATTATTCCAATAAAATTAACGGAAGAGTTATTGTTTGGGATTCTAAAGATAAAGAAATGATTGTTGAAAATTCATATGCTCCAATTAATAATGATTATATGAGTAAAATTACTAAAGACAGTGCTTTTGTACGTCAAGATGATCCAGCAAATCAATCCCCAGATATTTTTAGAGTCGGAGATATTTTAAAGTCTACCGATGGAAAATATGTAGAAGTTGCTTCAATGGAATTTACTACGGGCGTTGATTATGTTAAAGAGACTGATGCCAAAAATAGCTCTTCTGTAGCTAAGTACGTTACAAAAGAAGTTTCTATTAATTCTCCAGGAACTTCTATTGATGTTAGATTAACTATTAATCTAAAGGATGTTGAAAATGTCAAGGTTCTTTATAAGATTAAAGAGACTTCAGCTCAAACCAATTTTGATGATATTAATTGGAACTTCTTTAATGTTGATGGTAATCCAGACAATGATGATTTAGCATCTGCTTCTAATTCTATTTCTGGTCAGTTTGAAAAGCAATCATATTATCAAGAATTCACATATAGTGCTTCTAATTTATCTGAATTTACCTCATTTGCTATTAAGATTATCATGAAGACTGATGATCCAGCATATGTTCCAAAAATTCAGGATCTACGTGCTGTCGCTTCATTCTGATGAAATATATTCCAGTAGAAGGTCATCCAAATTTAGTTAGAGATATGTCAACGGGGGCGATTATAAGTAAAGATCGCCCCACAAAAAGACTATCGACTGAATTTAATGGGATGAGAGATGACATAAATACTTTGAAGGAAGAAATATCTGAAATCAAAAAGCTTCTTAGAGAGATAATAAGAAATGGCAGTTCTTAGATCCGTTGCTAAAACAGACACATTTGAAATTCAAAGGCAAAAAATTAATTTAATTGCTCAAGATGTATATGATTTTACTTCAGGTGAATCGAGTATTACTGTTCTCAAAACAGAATACGCTGATGGATCTTTGGTTTCGCCATCGTTTACATTTGAAACAGATGTAACTTTAGGAATTTATAAAGATGGTGCTCAAAGATTAGGGTTTGCTAGTGGAGGAAAGCCTGTTTTATCTTTGTCTCCTACTGGATCTTATTTTGCTCAAAATTTATATACAGAAAAAAGATCTTTATCAACCCAAAATATAACAATCACTAGTGGCGGAACTGGATATGCTGAAGGTGTTTACACAAACATAAATGTTTTAGGTGGAACTGGCACAGCAGCAAAAGCTACTATTACTGTCGATTCTAATGGTTCGGTTTCTGATGTAGTTATTACGGATGGGGGATATAGCTATGTAGTTGGAGATGATCTAACTGTTGCTCCTCAAGAAATATCAAATGATCCCACAGGAAGAGTAGTCGGGTTAACTTTAATAAACGGTGGACAAACTTATGTTTCTGGTTTAGATGTACCTACAACTGGCGGATCTGGAACTGGTCTAACAGTAGATATTACTGCTTCAGTAAATGGAGTTCCTGAACAGATTGGATTTTTAAATGGAACAGAAGGATATGTTACTACACAGAACGTATCTACTACTGGTGGATTAGGTTCTGGTCTTACTTTAGATATTGTTGCCTCAACGGGAGGTATTATTGGAACTGTAGAAAATATAATTTCTGGGTCTAATTATTTTGATGGAGTTTATAGTCCTACAGGAGGAAATGGAACTGGAGCATCAGTTTCAATTTCTGTAATAAATGCTGGAGAAATCAATCAACTTAGTTTAACTTCGGTTGGTTCTGGGTACACTACATCAACCACAACTTTAAGCGGTGGATTTGGTAATGGAGCTACGGTAGATATTGTAGCAGGACCTCAAAATGTTGTTTCTGCTTTTACTGTAGATAGTGTTGGTAGCGTTTACACTCCAGGAACATATACAAATCAACCAACAAGTCCCATAAATGTTACGTCAACTGGGGTTGGTTTAACTGTTAATTTTGTGGTTGATGCTGGAGGAACTCTATCAAATATAACTTTAAATTCTGGTGGTAGTGGATATGTTCAAGGAGAAACTGTATCTATTCCTGGTTCTCAGGCATTAGATCCAGAGACTGGACTACCAGCGCCAGATGATGCTAGATTATCTATATCTTCGGTTACTCCTGGGGGAGCGATTTCTTCAGTTATTATTAATTCGGGGGGAATTGAGTATCAAGTAAATGATATTTTAACCATTGATGGTGGTACTGGAGGCACAGTAACAGTAACATCTATTTTGGGTGGATCTATTACTGGAATTAATATTGTAAATGGTGGTCAAAATTATCAAATTGGTGATGTATTAACTATTCCAAATGGCACAGGTGGTCAATTTACTGTATCTGGAGTAACTGGTGGCGAGATAACTTCCGCATCAATTAATACTCCTGGATCTGGATATTCAATAAACGATTTAATTACCATTGGAAATGGTACTGCCACAGTTGTAGTTACTGATATTAGTGGTGGTAACATTACTAATATACAAGTAAATGATCCTGGAACAGGTTATGGTGTAGGCGATGTAATTACTGTATCGGGCGTCAATAATACTCCAGATCAAGCAACTTATACTATTGTAGATACAAGTGACGGTAGCGGGTTCTCATTTACATCAACTGGAATATCTGTAACATCTCCTGTAAAAGTAGAGGTTTTGACAGGAGATGTCGAAGCAGTATCATTTACAGGACAACTTGGTTTTATTGATGATATTAATTCAGACTTTATTACAACAGACAATCTAACAGCCAGTACAAATATTTCGACTCCAAAATTATCAGCATCAAATATTTTAGAGTTTGATGTTGTTAATGATATTAATATCGGTACAAATAGAGTTAATATTTTTGATAATAGTAATACAATTACTTTATCAATAGAATCTTCAAACGGAAATATAACTACTAATGGCGAAGTTAAATGTCTTGATGGTTTAAACGTTAATGATATTACTACAATTGTAGATAATACAATTTCATCGTTATTAGAAAATCCACTAATTTTAAAGCCATTTCCAGGAAAAAATATAAAAATTGATTCTAATAGAGCACTTATTGTACCAGTAGGAACTCAAGTACAGAGACCACAATTAGATGCTGAAACTGGAGCTATTAGATTTAATACAGACACAAGACAATTTGAGGGTTATGATGGAGACACAAACGTTTGGTCTAGTTTAGGAAGTGTTAGAGACACTGATGGAAATACTTTCCTACTTGCTGAAGCTACAGTAGGAGCCAATGACAATATATTTTATTTTTACAATAATAATAGCAATACTTTAAAAATTACTACAACAGATCTAGTTTTTGAAAGTATTAATTCTTTAGTTTCCACGAATGGTTCGCTTGTTGTAAAAAATACTTCGTTAAGTATAGATCAAAATTTAACCTTTTCTCCTAATTTAATAGAAACTAGATTATCTGGGTTAACTATTAAACCTTCTACAGGAACTAACGTAGTTGTTGATGCTCAAACTTCTTTGGTTATTCCCACTGGTTCAACTGGACAAAGAGGTTCTGCTACAACTGGCGCTATCAGATTTAACACTAGCAACCAGCAATTTGAAGGTTATGGTTTAAACGCTTGGAGTAGCTTAGGTGGAGTAAGAGATGTTGATGGAAATACTTATATTATTCCCGAACTTTCTGCTGGATCCAATGAAAATATTCTGTATTTCTACAACAACGGGGTTAATACCCTACAATTAGATCAAGATAAATTAGAATTTAGATCAGCTAATACAATTTCATCTATTGATTTGGTAGGAGTTTTGAAATGGGAGCCAGCTACAACATATGAGCAAGACGATTTAGTACATAATGGAACTAACGTATACAAAATAACTACCAATTTAACTTCTGGTGGTTCTGGTCCTACTCATACTTCTGGTACTACAAATAATTATGAATACATCAGAACAATCTATGGTAATTTAACATTTACTAATATTAATAATGTTAATATTAATAGTGTACTTAATGTAAATAATAAACTAAAAATTATTAATAGTGATATTTCTAGCGTAACAGAAGACATTACTATTACTCCATTCTCAGGAAAATTAGTCAAAGTAAATTCAACTACTTCATTTGTTCTTCCTGTGGGAAATAATCTAAACAGAGGTATTGCTGAAGCTGGAGCTGTAAGATTTAATACTGCTACAACTCAGTATGAAGGATACAACGGCACTGCTTGGACAAGTCTTGGTGGCGTTAGAGACGTAGATGGAAATACTTATATTATTCCAGAATCTTCATCTGGAGCTAATGAGAATATTTTATACTTCTATAATGATGGTGATAATACTTTACGTGTAACAAAAACATCATTAACATTCCAGACTGCTAATACTATCACATCAAACAATAATATCTTAAACATTAATGTTGATGGAGTTAGATATTCTAGTGATACTTTTGGTATCGATTCAACGAGTTCTACAATAACAAAGCTTTATTCTGGTAAAAATAATTTAGATATCGGATTAAAATCTGGTCTTACTAATGACGCTTTATTAAGATTAAGTGCTACTGGTGATATCTATGTAAATAAAACTTTTACTGAAGGTTCTTATACAGGAGAGAAAGTTTTAGATAGAACTTTAACTTATTTTGGACTTGCTAATGCTGTATTAGAAACTAATAAATTTACTTTAGTTAAAGATACAACTAATTTCAATTCTTATGTATTGTATGATCCTAATTTAGCATCTGCTTGTAAATTGACTATTATTGCTGTTGATTTGTCAACATACGAAAAGCATATGGTTGATTATAATATTATTGCTAATGGAGCAAACATATATAACATAGAATATGAAAGCTTGCTTTCAGGAAATCTTTTATATGATGCTACTTTTGATTTTGATTCAAACGGAGATGTTCGTTTAACAACTACATTAGATAGCTCCGTTTCTAGCGGTTCTAGTATAGAATTTACTATTTTAAAAACCTTTATTAGATAATTAAAATGCCAGTAGACACAAAAACTTTCAATTCAGAAGGTGGTTTTGGTGTAAAACAAACCACCATTATTTCTGATAATTATGATCTTCAAAATGTTAATTCATTTGAATTAAAAAATGTAAATTATACAGATATTAAAAAATCTGAATTTATTTTAAAAGCATTAAATACTGCTATATTATCTAAAAGTAATACTGAAAATGCTTATATTCAATTAGAAAATAACACAGTAAATTTTATTACAGCTAATGTAATAGGAGTGGGTCAAAACGGTATTGGAATTTATTCCACTAAAGTGGAGACAACTGTTAAATGTAGTTCTTCTGGGGATGTTTCTACTTTAGCATCTTTGACAACAATTCTTAGAGATGATGTACCATCAGGTCAAACATGGTCAGTAGAAAATTATGATACTGGAAATTCTGGTGAATTTAGTTTTAGTGTAGAAGCAAATGGAGCAACAGGTGTTGTTAAATGGATTTCTAGCATACAAGTTGTATCAGTTTCTTGGTAAGACCTGATAAATAGTAATAATAAATTCCTGTAATAACAACAATTCTTGGAAGAGATACAATCATGGGATTAGAATTTAATTCTGATAAGCAATATATCAAATCTGATTCGCCTAATATTATTGGTAGCGATAATTTTATCATTAGATCAGGTCAAGGATCTGATGAAAAAGAAGTATTTAGAGCTTTAATTGATCCAACTACCAAGTTACCGAGAATTGGTGTCAATAGAACAGGAAGTCGTGTAGATAATATTAACGTAACAGCTCAGGGTTCTGGATATACTACACCACCATTGGTAATTATAGATCCACCTCCCGCTGGAATTGGTTCTATTCAAGCTACTGCTAGCACAATTTTATCAAATGGAAGAGTAATAGCAGTTATTATTTCAAACCCAGGATCTGGTTATATTACCCCACCTTCAATTACGATTCAAAATGCGGAAGGAGATACTACAGGCGGTGGTGCTGTAGCAACTTGTACATTAGATACCATTGATTACGAAATTGATGTTAATGGTGCTATTAGAACTTCTTCATCTATTATTTCTGATACTGCTAGAATTCTCAATCTAGATCTAGAGAATTTTGTAACAGCCGATCTTGCTATTAGAGCACCTTCATTAAAATTATTCGATAATAACTCGGAACAAGTTTGGGTTTCAAACGTTTCGTTAACGAAAAATTCTATTCGTTATTATGAAGGTAACTTATATAGAGCAAAAAATACTGGTATTACTGGAAGTAATCCACCTTTACATACCAGTGGCATAGTAACTAATGGTACAGTTGAATTAGAACATGTTGGTTTTCGTGTAAATGATTCAAACCAACCATATTTTGGTCAACTTTCTTGGCCAAGATCTATTACTCCTCCCCTAGGAGATAACTCCAACAAGATTGCTACTACCGAATACGTATTAAACCTCGCTACAAACGACGTTGGTGGTCGTGTTTACGTATCTCAGCAAATTGGTGATGATGAAAATGACGGTAGATCTGTTGCTTCTCCAGTAAGAACAATCAAGCGTGGTTGTCAAATTGCTACAGAATCAAGAAATGTAAAAGAAACAGTTATCATTGCTGGTGGTGACTATGTAGAAGATAACCCAATTTCTATTCCACCTGATTGTTCGGTTGTTGGTGACTCGCTAAGAATTGTAATTGTAAGACCAAATAATCCTGGTAAACATGTATTTAAGTTTGCCGATAAAAACTATATCACTGGTATGGTGTTTAGGGATAAACTAGATACTTTAGGTAATCCAGTTTCAACATGGAATTTTGCTTGTGTATTTGATGATAAGCAAAGATTATATTATGATCCAACATATGGCGGAGACTTCAAGAGAAGATTTCCAATTGGCCATCAAATCTTTGGTAAAACACTTTTCAGAGCAGTATTTGATTTTAACGCTGGAGGCAACAAGTTAGTTGTTGGTGAAACGATTAATGGTGTTAATACTAGTGCTATTGGTTCTGTTAAAGTTGTAAGTTTTGATTCTACTACAGGACCAACAGCATACCAAAAAGGCTTTATAGATTTTGAAGCTACTATTGGTGTATTTGCTGAAGGTGAAAGTGCTCGTTATTATATTGAAGCTCCTGTAGAATATACTGGTTGGCCATCTTCGCCATCAATTGGAGATACTTTTGTTCACCCAAATGATGGCATTACTTATACTTGGAATGGCTCTAACTGGGCAGAAGAATTTACATTTACAATTGTAGACCTTTCTTCTATTAGACCAGAAGGCGAAGTTGTAGAGCATGGTACAGACACCACAACAACTTTCCCAATCGTAAGAATTGATGCTTCTCAGCAAGCTCAAGTTGGTGGCATTATTTTCTACACAAATCAACTTCAAGGTGTAGATAATATTCATGATTTCCATGAAGGTCAGGAAGTTCTTATTTCTGGTCTTCCAACAGAATTAGCTAACCTTAATGGTATTCAAAGAATTTATGATTTAGATAAAGTTGGTGTACTGATTGACGACGACTCCCGATCAAGAAGATTTGTTATCCCTAAAGATAACATGACTTCGTTTACTGATAGCAATTACACTCCAGCAAACGCTACAGTTTCTCCTGTATCATATTATGTAACTCTATCTCTTTTAAACTCACCAAACAAGTTTGAAGCTACTCCTTATATTTCTAGAAGATATCAAGATGCTAGAAATCTAATTAAAAATAATCTTGAGTTTATCAAGGATGAAACTTATAAGCAGGTAATTGCTGAGTTCCCAGAATTCACAAATCCAAACGAAGCAAAGTGTATTAGAGATATCGGTCACTTTGTGAGTGCTATCGTTCGTGATATGGAATATGGTGGAAACCATAACACCATTGAAGCTGCTAAGTATTACGTTCTAGGCACTGGTATTGGTTATATTGCTACGGAGCTTTCAGAAACAATTAGAGCATTTGATATTGCTAGAAATTTAGCTGTCCTCGCCATGAGAGGATGGAGAATTAATCAAGCTGGCGATTTATATGCTCCACAATTTTCTAATATTTCTAGATACTATGATCCAGATGTAACAATTGATTCAGTTTGGCCATATTGTGCTAACGTAGAAGCTGCTATTAATAACTTAGCAAATCTCTTCATTGCTATTATTTCTAATAATCAAACTGATAGATTTATTGAGGCTAGCTATCTTATCGCTAGAAACCAAGAGTTTATCAAGCAAGAGACTTCAAGATACATTGAAGATGCTTACCCAGAACTCTTTATCAGTCCTAATGCTTCTGCTGCTAGATACAAGGATTCAACAAATCTAATCAAAGCTAACAGAGAAGAAATTCTTGATCGTGCTTTAGCAGCAGTTGCCGTAGATCATCCAGATTTCTATTATCCTGGTGATACTCAAACTAACGCTCAAAGCAGATACAACGATGCTTATCGCCTAATTCAAAAGAATAAGGAAACTATTATTGATACAGCCGCTGCTGAGATTGCTGTACAGTATCCTGATTTCTATTATCCTGGCGATTTACAAACTAATGAGCGTTCACGTTATGCTGATGCTTATCGTTTAATTCAGCAAAACAAAACTGCTATCATTGATACTGCTTACACTGCTTCTGGTGGTTCTATTCCAGCAGATCCAGATGGTACTAAGTGTAAACGTGATATTGGTTATTTTATTGATGCTGTTTCTCTTGACGTTTTCCTCGGTGGAAACTCAAATAGCATCAATTTCCTCAAGCAATATTTTGACAATTCAGGAAATCTAACAACTAATGGTTTAGCTGGAGAAATTTCTCAATCAGTTCTTGCTTTTAATTCAGCAAGAGATGAAATGAGAAAAGCAGTTGCTAACCAACTTGGTGTAACTGATACTAGTGTAACTGCTGGTTCTGCAATCTATGCTTCTGGTGGAGCTACAGTAGCTAACACTGACCCAACTGCTTGTTCTGATGTTCAAACATATATTTCCAACCTAACATCAATCATCACTACTAGATTAAATGCTGGTAATCTAACTGGTCTTCCAAACGTAAATAGAGATTACCAGAGCAGATACTATGATGCTGCTAATCTAATTAAGGCAAACAAAGAAGAGATTAAGGTAAGAGCTGCTGCTGAAATTGCTATTCAGTTCCCTGATTTCTACTATCCAAATGATCCACAAACTGGTCCAAGATCAAGATTTAAAGATGGCTACAGACTAATTCAACAGAATCGTCAAGAAATTATTGATAGAGCTGCTGCTCAAATTGCTGTAGATTATCCAGATTTTTATTACCCTGGAGATGCTCAAACCAACGCCAGATCAAGATTTAAAGATGGTTATCGTCTAATTCAAAAGAACAGAAGTGCTATTATTGATGCTGCTTTTGCTTCAATGCAAGCACAATATCCTGGATTTACTGTTCCTGGAGGAGATAATGCTAAGTGTAAGCGTGATATCGGTTACTTCGTTGATGCTATTTCTCTTGACATGGCAACTGGCGGAAACCAGTATTCTATTGCTTTCACAAAACTATACTTTGATGGAAGTGGATTAGCTATTTCCAATGGTTTAGTTGGAGAAACTGCCCAATCAGTTTTTGCTTTCAATGAAGCGACAGAGCAATGCCGTCTTGCTGTTACAAATCAATTAGCATATACAGATCTTAGTGTAACTGCTGGTCCAACTAATTACGGTGGAGGTGGAGGTTCTGTTTCTAATACAGATCCAACTGCTTGTTCTGATGTTCAAACCGCTCTACAAACACTCACTACTCTAATTACAAGCAGAATCACTGCTGGTAATATTAATGGCGCTAATGCTCTTCCAACACCAACTACAGGAGATAGTTTTGTAACTGCTGGAGAAGCTAAGTGTAAGCGTGATATTGGTTACTTCATCGATGCTATTTCTTTAGACATTTACGATGGAGGCAACCAGTTTACTGTAGGATTTACTAAGCAATACTTTAATCCAGAAACTGGCATTAAGATTACTAACGGGTTATCTGGTGAAGAATCAGAAGCTGATACTGCTTTTACAACAGCAGTAGATATGATGAAGAAAGCTGTAACCAATCAGCTTTATATTAAGGATCTCACTATAACCGCTGGTCCTGCTTCTTATGGTGTTGCTGGTCCTAACATTGCTGTTTTACAATCAGGAAATGCCGCTTCTTGTATTGATGTACAAACAGCAGTAGAAACTTTAGCAACCATTGCTCAAACCAGATTACTTGCTGGAAATATCAATGGAGCTAACGTTTTACCAACAATCACCACAGGTGCTAGTGTAACTCCTGCTGGAGAAGCTAAGTGCCGTAGAGATATTGGATATATTGTTGATGCCATTGCTTACGATATTCAAACAGGTGGTAATTCAAGAACTATTGATTACACACTCAGATACTTTGAAAATGCTACTACTCTATTAACAAATGGATTAGCTGGCGAAGTATCACAGTCTGTTGTTGCTTTCAACAAAGCAAGAGACTGGATGAACAAAGCCTTAACAAATCAGCTATATGTTAAGGATACAACCATTACAGCAGATCCTGATACTCTATCTAATATTAGTGAAGCTTCATGTGCTAATGTTAGAACTGCTGTTAGCAACCTAATTGCTATCCTAACTTCCACACTTCAAGCTGGTAATACATCAGGTCTTCCTGCTGTAAGAAAAGCAAGTGGTAATCTCAAGTGCCGTAGAGATATTGGTTACTTCGTTGATGCTATTTCTCTAGACCTTTTCTCTGGAAGCAATAAGTATTCCAGACAATTTGTTCTTCAGTATTTTAACAACGGCACTCCAATTGTCGATGGTCTAGTTGGAGAAACTGCTCAGTCTGTCGTTGCTTTCAACAAAGCAAGAGACATGATGAAGCTAGCCGTTTACAACGGTCTATATTATAAGGATCTCACTGTCAGCACTGGTCCTGCTACGTATGGTGGTGGCGGTGGAAATGTAGCTAATACAGATCCTGCTGCTTGCTCGGATGTTCAAACAGCAATCACCAACTTCACCACACTCATCACCGATAGAATTAGTGCTGGTAATCTAACTGGTCTACCTGCTGAGACTGCTACGACTTATTTTGCTGGAGAAAGCAAGTGTCGTAGAGATATTGGTTATATTGTTGACGCTGTTGCTTCTGACCTTTATGATGGTGGTAATAAGAATACAATTAGAGCTACCAAGAGATATTTCTTAACCAACACAATTCCACTTTCAAATGGATTAGTTGGCGAAACTTCTCAGTCGATCACTGCCTTTAATAAGGCTAGAGATGTAATGAGATTAGCTGTAACCAACCAGCTAAACGTAAGAGATTTAACTATCACTGGAGATCCAAATCCAGGTTATCTTCCAACAGAATTTGGTTATGGTGTTCAGGGAGAATTGAACAATAACAATAACCCAGATTCTTGTATTGATGTTCGTAATAGCATCGGCACTCTTATTGCTATTGCTACTACCGCTATTGCTGCTGGAAATCTTAATTCTCTACCTGCTGTT